TTTTAAATGGGCGGTTAGCTCAGTGGAAGAGCAGGACCTTTACACGGTCAAGGCCAGAGGTTCAAATCCTTTACCGCCTACCATTTTAATCGGAATGTAGCTCAGTTTGGCTAGAGCGCTTGCTTTGGGAGCAAGATGTCGTAGGTTCAAATCCTATCATTCCGACCATTTTATTGGGCATATGACGTAATTGGCAGCCGTGCGAGTCTTAGAAGCTCGTGGAGTAATCCGTGGGGGTTCAAGTCCCTCTATGCCCACCAATTTTTAATTTATATGGTTGATAGGCAGATATAAGCTGGCTGCATCAGTCTTGAAAACTGAGTTCGTTGAAAGACGAAGGTCCGGGCAGTACGGACATCAACCGCCATTTTAATACAACTCCACTTGACAATGGAACCGAAGACTGATAATATCGTCTCTTGAAGAAATCGGAGTTTGTCAAAAGATTTACAGATATATTATTCTGTTCAAATAATATTATTTGATTTTATTTGAACCTCTTCATATATATTAATATGAAAGAACAAATATTGAAATTGAGAAATGAAGGAAAATCATATAAAGAAATACAAAAACTTTTAAAATGTTCAAAAGGAACAATTTCCTATCATTGTGGGATAGGACAAAAACAAAAGACTAAATTAAGATTTAAAAATCATAAAAAAACTTTAAATGCAATCTTAAAAAGAAAAAAAGATAATTTTAGTTTTGTAAATGGAAATAGAAATTGTGTTGGAAAACGGGAATCTTTAAATTTTACAGCTGAAGAATTTAAAGATAAGATTATAAAGAATCCTGTGTGTTATTTAACTGGGAGAAAAATTGATTTATTAGAACCAAAAACTTATAATTGTGATCATATTGTACCAGTATCAAAAGGTGGAGGATGTGATATTAATAATTTAGGATTATCTTGTAAAGATGCTAATATGGCAAAAGGAGATTTATTGATTGAAGATTTTATTAAATTATGTAAAGAAGTTTTAGAACACAATGGATATAATGTTCAGAAAAATATATAATTTTATGGTTGGGTGGCAGAGTGGTCTAATGCAGAGCTTTGCTAAAGCTCCGAGGTGAAAGCCTCCGAAAGTTCGAATCTTTCCTCAACCGCCATTTTTTAGAAACTTTTGCGGGTATAGCTTAGTGGTAAAGCGCCAGTCTTCCAAACTGGCAAGGTGAGTTCGATTCTCACTACCCGCTCCAATTTAACTGGGGATTTGCATAATGGTAGTGCGGCAGACTTTGAATCTGCTTGTGGTGGTTCGATTCCATCATCCCCAACCATTTTAATCGGGATGTAATGTCAAAAGTAGACGGCCTGTTTTGGAGACAGGAGGTTGAGATTGCAAAATTCTCCATCCCGACCATTTTATATGCTAGCTGCAATCTGGTGAGAACGTTGGCTTAGGATTGAACTTAAGTTATCAGCGGTGATGGGTTCGATTCCCGTAGTTTGCGCCGTTTTTTGATTTGACAAACACTATATATTGGTGTAAGATTTTTAAATGGGCTGTTAGTGATAGTGGTAGCACGGGAGCTTTGCAAGCTTTAGGGAAGAGTTCGATTCTCTTACGGTCCACCATTTTAAAGCGGGTATGATGTAGTGGTAGCCTTCGACCTTGCCAAGGTTGATGTGAGGGTTCGATTCCCTCTACCCGCTCCACTTTTAGAAAATTCTTATATATTTATAAGAATGGAAACAAATAAGAAACTAAACGACTTAAAAAATAAATTGAGTCAATTACAAGATGAATTAGAAACAAAAGATAATAATCCAATTGAATCTAATAGAATTCGTCGTGAAATATCAATTCTTATTAAAGATATTGAAAAAGAAGAATTAAACCAACCGGTTTCAGTTGAAAGAGGTAAAGAATTATTTGCTAATATGAGACGAGAACTTGGTTTGGATGAAACAATATCTTATAGACAATTTTTTGATCTTTGAGAGTTTATGGGCATATACTGGTCTCGATTTAAGACAATTGACTAGTTAGGCGTGTAGAGGATGATAGTTGGCCTCTTAAAACTTCTATCAAAACATTAACTGCTGAAGATAATGTAATCAGCTACAACTTCACCTCCCGTGATGCAGTAGCACTAGCAGCCTAATTTGGCTGCACATTCGATATTATGATGTCTGATAATAATATTGAGTGTAAACTATCAGGCTATATCAACAATTTGATTTGCGTTGTTGGTTGAGTATTTTGTAAATCTTTAGAACAATTAGTTTTGATATTTAATATAATTGTTCTTAACAACTAAAAAATGTATACACACGTAGTCTGATTATGATACTGTTTTAAAGACAAGGGTTCGACTCCCTTTATGTCCACCAATTTCGGTGATAAGTAAAAACAAATAATAAAATATAGTATATGACAAAACAAGAAGCAGAAAAGAAAGTGTATGAGTTGACAGAAAAGTTAATCTTTGTAAAGAAAGATTTCAAGGATGTAGCTGCCGGTTATAAAGAGAAGATGAAAGAGATTGAGAGCGAAATTAAAGCTATTGTTGAAGAAACAAGTTCACTTCCATTGGCATCTTCAAAAGATATTGAAGGTGATGATGAATGATTTAATTTATGACTGGTTATCATAAATTTGTACATTAAAACCAAAGTAATAACAATTAAACTATATAGTTAATATGTCTAAAAAGACTAATAAAAAAGAAAACGGTGCAGAAAGTAACGTTACTACAGAGCAAAAATGTTATGTAGTTACACGAAGTGGATTGAGAGTAAGTGAGTTAGTATATACTAATAAGAATGATGCTAAGACTGAATTTGATCATTGGTCTGGTATTGTTAAAAAGTGGCCGGATGGTACTAAAATTGAATTAGTTGAATACAACGAAATTCGTCATAAAGTATCATAATTTAATAAAATAGTAAATTGATGTAACGCTATTAAAATAACTTTAATAGCGTTTTTTGTTTTTTGTAACAATGTTTTTGATATTTATATTGGTATGCCAAAAGCATCCAAACATAAATTATACTCGTTACCTTCAAATTTCAATGAAATGAATAAGTTCATTGAACACAATAAAATTCAAATGATGGAACATGTTGTTTCGTCAATTGAATATGCAATAGACAAGAAATTAAGTTTTGTTGAATTATTTAGTTTTAATAATTCTGATTTTGTAGTTACATTACCAAAAGATCAATTCAAAGAAAATCTAGAAAATGTATATCAATATTATATTGAGAAGGAACATTATGAGTTATGTATCAGAGTTAAAAATGTCGAACAAAAGTTAAACTCAGCTTTAAATAAATTAACGCATGAAAAAAAGCAAAAAACTTCAAAAGTCAAAAAATGATAACAACAACAACGAAACCAGCGTCGAACATAAACATGATACAAGTCCAGTCGTATATCAAAGAACAAAATTAAAGTATGAGTTATCTATATTTGAAAGAGAATTAACAGAAAAACAAAAAGAATTTTTAAATATTGCATTAAATAAAGACACAAAATTAATTTTTGTAAGTGGTCCTGCAGGTTCAAGTAAAACATATATTTCAATTTATAGTGCTTTAAAATTATTAAATCAAAAGAAAGTAAGTGATTTACTTTATATTAGAAGTGCGGTAGAAAGTGCTGACAGTAAAATTGGATTTTTGCCAGGTGAAGCTGATGAAAAAATGGCTCCGTATATTCAACCTTTACTAGAAAAATTGGCAGAATTGTTACCAAAACGAGACATTGACAGTCTACAAAAAGAAGATCGTTTGGATAGTATTCCCCTTGGATTTTTGAGAGGATTAAACTGGAATGCTAAATGTATTGTTGCGGATGAAGCACAAAACATGACTGTAAAAGAAATAACAACATTGATTACAAGAGTAGGTGAATTCAGTAAAGTATTTATATTAGGAGATCCAGATCAAAGCGATATTAATGGTAAAAGTGGTTTTACTAAGATAATGAATGCTTTTGACGATGATGAAAGTAAAGAAAATGGTATTTATACATTTAAATTTACTGAAGAAGACATTGTTAGAAGTACTTTAGTAAAATATATTGTTAAAAAATTAAAAAATGTCAAACCACAATGATATATATATCTATTAAAGATATATGTCCAATAGTAAGAAAATTACTGATTTAGCTCCTTATACTGATACACAAGTTCAATCAGATGACTTGTTGTTTATTACAGATATTGCTGCTCAAGAAACTAAAAAGATTACATCAATAGATCTTGCGGACTATGTTATAAGTGCAAAGTCCGCATCTATTTATAATGGTAATTACAATGGTACTTTTACTGGCAGTTTTAAAGGTGATTTAAATGGTACTAGTAGTTGGGCAATTAATGCTTTAACTGCAGCTTATGCAGCGAATAGTTCTGGAGAATCAAATACTGCAAGTAATGTTGGAACATCTGGTGTTGGATTTTTTAAACAAAAATCAGGTGTAGATTTACAATTTAAAAATATAGTTGCGGGAACAAATTGTTCTTTAAGTGAAAACTTAACAGAAAATACAATTACTGTAAATTTAACAAGTACTACAACATCTCCTGGTGGTCCAGTTGGATCAGTTCAATTTAATGTTCCTGGAAGTCAATTTGGAGGTAATTCAAATCTTTCGTGGGATACAACTAATAATGATAGATTTACTGTAATAGGAGGCATTAATTCTACAACATTTACATCTAGTGTATTAAATGCAGTTGGATATTTAGGAACTGCTAGTTATTCAACTAGAAGTGATAATGCTAATAATTCAATATCTAGTAGTTTTTCATCTAAAAGTCAAACAGCAGAAACTGCTAGTTATTTTGCAGGAACTGGAGCGGTTCTTTCTGCCAATTCAATACAATATAACACTAAACAATCTGGAACAGGAACTTCTTGGGTTGATACTGGACTATCAATTACCATTACACCAAAATCTGTAAATTCTAAATTATTGATAAATACATCAATTGTTTTAGCGAATGGAGATGCAACTGGTAATGCAATTGCAGGTTTATTTAAAGATTCTACACCGTTACTTGAACAATTTGCAAGTGTTAATTTGACAAAATTTGATGCATCTCCACAAACTACAACTTATTTAGATGTTGCGGGCAGTTTATCTGCTAGAACGTATGTTGTAAAAGTAAAAGGAAGTGAAGCTACTGCCACATGGTATACTAATCAATCGTCTGGTTATCCCACTTTATATTGGGCAACATCATCAATGACAATTTTAGAATTTAACATTTAATATGCCAACAACAAGTATAAAAATCAGTCAATTAGATCCTATTACCAGTTTAACTGGCAGTGATTTTTTTCCAATTGATCAAAGTAGTTCTATAAAGACTTATAGAGCTAGTTTATCACAATTACAAAATCTATTTTCTACTGGTAGTTTTACTGGATCATTAACTGGTAGAATTACTGGTACAGGCGTCTCTCCTCAATTTGTAGGAACAAGTAGTTGGGCAATTAATTCTTTAAGTTCAAATAGTTCAATTAGTGGAGCTTTTTCAATAAGTAGTAGTTATGCATTAAGTTCTTCAAACGCATTGACTGCAAGTTATGCATTAAATTCAAATGCAGCAGATTTATCTGGTGTAGGTACTACAAATTATATTCCTATATGGACAGGTAATAAAACTTTAGGATCAACATCTGATTTTTATTCCGAAACAGGTTATTTTACATCTACAAGAGATTTAAAAGTTATAAAAAATGCTCCCGCATTATTTGTTACAGGTTCTGGTGGGGGATATGTAGCAGTAAGAGCGGAATATAATAGTGCTTTAATGTTACAAAGCGCTCAATCATCATCACAAGATGGTTGGATGATGATAGTAAGTGCAGATGATGCAAATGCTGCTCCGGGAGTTCCATATGATATTAGAGGAAGATTAGATTTAACTACTGTTAGTGCATCTTCACAGTTTATATCTAAACAAGTAACTGATGAATCAACACCAATAACTTATGTATTGTCCACAAGATCTAATGGATTATATTATTGGCCACAACCAGGCGCACAGTCGTTATCAAGAGATGGTACATTTAATATTGGTGTAGATACTGGCAATCCAAATACAGATACTAGATTAAAAATACAAGTTTATAGTGGAAGCAGTGTGTCAAATCCACAGACATATCATATTAGAAAAGCAATTGAAGTAACTTACGGAAGTGGTTCAACCTTAAATACTACATTCTGTGTAAGTAGTAGTGGACAAGTATATTCTACTGGATATAATGTAATTAGTAGTTCAAATTTTGCATATACAAGTTCTCTTAAATCTGGAAGTTTTGCAGTAATAGAAGATAATAGTATAATGTTTTTATTTGCTAGAAGTGCAAATGGTACATTACGATCTGCAAGTTTGGCATAAGAAAAATTTGAATTTTTTCTCAATTAAATGATATATATAATTTAGATGACTAAAACAGTTATCCGTGTATGTCCCAAAAAGAGTACATGAAAATGGGTCTAAATAGACCATTTAAGAAAGGAAAAATATATATGTCAGTAGTAAAATATCAAACAAATCCGTTATTTCGTGCAGTTCATCGTGATGAGTTTTTAACACCATTTGATCAAATTTTTGATGAATTCTTCAAAGCAAATGCTCCCAATTTTAGTCAAGACTTTGGTGCAGACTTTTTTGAAAAAGGATCGTATCCAAGAGTAGATGTTATTGATTACAGTGATAAAGTTGTTATAGAAGCTGAAGTTCCAGGTTTAAGTAAACAAGATGTAAATGTTGAAGTGGAACAGAATGTACTCACTGTCAGCGGTGGTAAAAGTAAAAATGTTACAGATTCTCAAGGTGGAAAATACATCAGAAGAGAATTAAAACGATCTAGTTTTCGTAGATCATTTACTTTGGGAGATAACATAGAAAAAGATACTGTATCAGCCACGTTTGAAAACGGTATTCTATTAATTACTCTCAATAAAGTAAAGCCTGCGACACCTGAAATAAGAAAAGTTACGATTAAATAATAGGTTATATATTTATTATATACCCTCTATTGTTATAAACAGTAGAGGGTTTTTTCTTTTCTGACTATATATACTGTATGAAAACACCATTTACCTTTGAAAGAATAGTAGGATTATCATCGTTATTTATAGCGAGTTGTGCTGCTTTTTTTAGTATTATTGGTATTGGTATGTTATTCAGTGGATCGGCAATCGCATCTATGATTATGGCTAGTTCACTTGAAATTGGTAAATTGGTTGCTACTACGTTTTTATATAGATACTGGAAAAGATCACAATTATTATTAAAGACTTATCTTATTTTAGCAGTTGTTGCATTGATGTTTATTACATCTTTAGGTATTTTTGGTTATTTAACATCTGCATATCAACAATCTGCGATTGAAAACAAATTGAGTGAAGAAAAAATTCTTTATATACAAGATCAAAAGAAGATGTATAGTGATAAAATAAGTGATGCAAAGAAAAGAATTGAAAACATTAGTAAATTAAGAGTTAGTCAAGAAGAACGATTGAATGAAAGTATGACCAATGTAATCATCAGTCGTAATCCAATTCAACTAGCACAGATACAACAATCAACAAAAGAGTTTATTGATAAAAGTGAAAAGGACATAGATACTGAAAATAATAAGATTCAGTCAACTGTTGATGAAATACAAAAATTAGACAAACAAATATCAGATATTAAGATAAAAAGTGGTGGACAGAAAGATTTACAGACATTTAAATTTGTAGCAGATGAATTTGGTGTAGATATAAATAAAGTAGTAAAGTGGTTTATTATTTGTCTTATATCAGTATTTGATCCACTTGCAATTTGTTTATTATTAGCTTATAATACCACGTTGGGTGATGCAATCTATGTGAAACCTACAGTTAAAGTAGAAGAAAATCCGAGTAAAGAACCAACTTTAGAAGAAATTGTTGAACAGGCAAAAGAAGAAGCCACACAAGAAGTTAAAGACGGACAATTAATAAAAGAAATTATTAGAGAAGTTCCTGTTCATATAGAAAAGGAAGTTATAAAAGAAGTACCTATAGAAAAAGAAGTAATAAAAGAAGTACCTATAGAAAAAGAAGTAATAAAAGAAGTGATGGTAGATAACAGTTATAAACCTAATCATTTTAGTTTTTAAATTAAAATTACTAGATTAGTAATAATTATTTGATTTTAGAAATTTTTACGATATATTTAATTATCAGTTTACTATTAAAATATTATGGATGAATTTGATATAAAAGAAGTATTGGATATTCTCAAAGAAGCAGAAAAGAACCAAGATTGGGATTTAGTGAATGAAGCAATATCATTTATGGAAGAATATCTTGATAATGAAGACGGTTCAGAATATGATTGATTTATGTTAACACTAATAATAATACTCACAGTAGTATTGACGGTTTCAATATGCGCAAACATTTATTTTTTCATTAAAATGAATGATTTATTGGATGTAATAGAAACAATGCAACAATGGAGTGATCAATATCAAAATTTGGTAGAGAACACATATCGTAAATTAAAAGAAATTGATGAAAAACAAATTTTTGAAAAAGACGATGATGTTGGTTTTGTTTTTTCAGAGATAGTTAGGCTGATTGAATTAATCAAAGAAAAATCTAAATGAAAAAATCCAAGAAAAAAATGAAGGTTTTAAAAAAAAGAGATGTTAAGAAAAAAGTTTTAAAAAATCTTAATAAAAAAGTCTCGGTAAAATCAACAAAACAAAAAAAGAAAATGGTTATAAACAAAGTTAAGAAAGAAAAGAAAGTTATTCCTATTAAAAAGGAAAAAAATATTAGGAAACCAACTCCTAAAATTATCATTGAAGAACCTTATGTAGAACCTGAATCTCCTAAAAAGAAATCTACAGAAAAGATGTATTTCACTAAGGATACAGAAATGTATATTATTAAATACAATAAAGAAGAAGATCAAAATATCAGAAATGATATTTACGAAACTCATATTAAAAATGCATTTGAAAAGTTGGTAGAAAATGTATTTAACACATTCAAATTTACATATTTTGATAATAGTCCTATTGAAATTCAAAAAGAAACAGTAGCTCATTTGGTTTCTAATATGAATAAATTTGAAGAAGGTAAAGGTAAAGCATTTAGTTATTTTAGTATTGTTGCCAAAAATTATCTTATTTTCCATAACAATGGCAATTATAAAAAATACAATCAACACGTAAACATTGCTGATACTCCGAGTGAATCTTCAGTATGTTTGCAAACCGTTGATCCACATCATAAAGATGTAGAAACCAATGAATTTCTTAAATTGATGGTTGATTATTGGGAAAGAAATGTTGGTCGTATTTTTACTAAACAAAGAGATTTAAATATTGCTAATGCTGTAATAGAATTATTTAGAAACTGCGATAGAATTGACGCATTTAATAAAAAAGCATTATATCTCTATATTAGAGAAATTTCATCATGTAAGACGCAACAAATTACTAAAGTGATAAATAAAATGAAAAGTTATCAAAGAGTAATTGCTCAATCTTATTTAGATAGAGGTAAATTAAATTGATAGTGTAATTATTCAAATCCATATCTATTTATAGGTATGGATTTAGATTTTGAATTATATAAAGGTAAGAAATATTCAAACTTACTTAAAGATGTTGTAATCAATTCTGAACAGAAAAAAGATCAAATTGATATCTTAGTATCTGATTTAAGAAGTATGATTAAAACACCAAATGATGCTATTGTCATCGTTCCTCTCATTAAAGATTACTTGGATGTAAGTGTAAGGAACGATGAACAATTAGTGAAATTAGCAGCAATAGTACAAAGATTAGTGAGCAATGATAATAAAGGTGCTGAAGAAGTAGGTGGATTATCAGAAGAAGAAAGACAACAGTTAATGGCTGAAGTTGGGAAAATCACCGAAACAATGAATACTCCAATAGAAATTAAGAAATAATATGCCATATTTTAATATTAAATCCTCTCCAATTAGTTTTGGACAATTAAACAATATTGGATTATCTGTTGGAAATCAAACAAGTAATACTAATTCCACGAATGAATTTTATGAATTAGAGCCTGCAATCGTATTGGATGTAATCTTGGATGAAACTCATTCTGAAATAGTAAATAAAAGACATTTGGTGGATATTAGAAATATTCCAGCAAACTATAAAAATGAATTGCCTAACCAAAAAGATATAGATTATAGTTATATAGGTGCGTGTAGAGTAAGATTGTGTTTTTCACAACAAGGATTGGAAAAAGAAAAGTTATCATGGGCATTTCCGATGGAATCAACTGGTATAGTAGAATATCCACTATTAAATGAAGTTGTAATTGTTGTAAAGTATTTAGATAAATTGTTCTATACAAGAAAATTAAATTTAAATGGATTTATTAATCAAGAATCTAATTTTCGTCTTGAAAAATTTTATGGTAATAATGATGGAAATAAAGATTTAGTATCGGAAGATGGATTGAAAACAGAATCGGTTGAAGGTCCAGTATCATTAAATTCATTTAAAAAAATTTCAAATAATCAAGTAAAAGGAGTACTTGGTGCTTATTTCTTAGCAAATTCTAAAATTAGAAAATTGAGAAGATATGAAGGGGATACAGTACTTGAAAGTCGTCATGGACAATCAATTCGTTTTAGTGCTTATGATAATATAAGAGAAAATGATAAAGGTTTTTATTCTGATTATAAAGGTGATCCTACTGTAAATAAATCAAATGAAGGTTGTGGAAACCCGATGGTGTTGATTAGAAATAGACAAAGAAAATTATCATTGGATAAACCTATTTCAGATAATTCAAAACTTCCACCTATTCCAGCAATTATAGATTCGCAAAAAAATGCTGGGGGATTAATTGATGAAGATATAAATCACGATGGCAGTTCTATTCATATCACTTCTGGATTGACTAAATCTAAATGGAGAACAACATGTTATAAATCCATATTTCAACAGGGAAAAGAAGAACAACCATTATTTTCTCCAATTGGTTCTACTGCTTTTAATTTTGATATAGAAAATTTAAAGGGAGATCAAATTGTAATTAATACAGATAGATTGATTTTAAGCAGTAGATTCGGAGAAACACTACATTTTTCAAAAGAAAGATATGGAATTGTAACTGACAGTGAATATACAGTTGATGCACATGATCAAATTGTTATGACTACAAACAATAAAACTGTATTTAATAGTCCTGCCATTTATTTGGGACAATATGGTCAAACCAATGAACCAGTATTATTGGGTCAAACTACTGTGGATTGGTTATACGATTTATGTAATTGGTTATTAAATCACGTTCATTGGTATAATCACACACATCCAAAGACTGGCAATGCAAATCCAAATAAAACTCAAGAATCAGTTCAAGATCAACAATTGAAGTTTTTAAGAGACAATCTTGATAAATTAATGAGTAGACGGGTATTTGTTACAGGTGGCGGATATGCTCCAGGCGTAGATGGTGTAACTCCTGAAGGAATCAAAAATGCAACTGCTCCAATATCAGTGAATATAGTATCAGGTCAAGGATTACCGGGTATATTTAAAGGAAAAGTAAGACGGGAAGGTCCAGTAGAAGTACAATATGAAGAAAGTTAATTATGATTAATAAATTAAAATCATTTGTTGATATTGATCCTGCTTTACCTGGTCCTCCAACTGAAGGATCTAATGGTTTGAAATTTGTTACTGCGTTAAAATCTGATGTTTCAAGTAAAGTGGGTGGTTCAATAGATAAATTTGCATCAAAAACACAACTTTCAATTGGTGATACGGCTGGTAATTTTGTTGGCGGAACAATACAAGGAGTTGGCAATTTTTCAAAAGATGTTTTAAGTGGTGTTGATACTGGTATTTTAGGAAATGCCGCATCTAAAGTTTATGGTGTTGTAGGTAATGTTACATCAAAAGTTGATAGTGTAACAGGTGGTGTTATAAGTAAAACAACCGATATTGCAGGTAACATTTTAAATAAAACAGAAAATGTAACAAGTGGAATTACGTCAAAAGTTGGTATGGTTTCTGATACAATTTCAGAAAAAACAGATGGTTTAGTAAACGTACCAGATTATAGTCCTTATAATTTTGATGCAAATAATATAACAAATAAAAATGTAGATCGTTTTACAGGAAAAGTAACAGATAAAGTTACAGATAAAACCGCTTCAGTTATTGGAAATGTTGGATCTAAACCATTAGACGTAATTGGAAAAGTAGAGGATAAATCAATTGTAGTAAATGAAAAAGTAGGAAATGTTATAAACACCGTCTTAGACAGTAGTGTAGGTGAAAAAGTAGGTGGTTATGTAGGATCAAAAGTGGGAGAATCAGTTGGTTCTAAATTAGGATCTACTATTGGTGGATATTTACCTACAAATAAAATAGCAAATACTATAGGATCAAATTTAGGAAGTGTGGGTTCAAGTGTTGGTAAATATACGGGAAAGAAAGTAGGCATTCAGACCCAATCTAAACTTAAACAAACAATAGGTAAACGTGTAAAAGTTGTAAAAATACCAAAATTACCTGATCCATCTTCAATAAATAACAAAATAAATAATACAATAGGTAATATTTAATGATAATTATATAGAGTATGAAAAGCAATGAATTAAAAGAACTAATTAGATCTGTAATTAAAGAAGAGTTAAATAAAACATTACCTACTTTAATTCCAAAAGTATTGACTGAGATATTGTCAGGAAATCAATCAAGTGTAATTCAATCTACTGAACCAACAAATTTAACTAAAAATGTAGTTAAAGAATCAGTTCAAAAGCCAAAAGAAGTTAAGAAATATTCAAGTAATCCAGTTTTAAATGAAATTTTGAATCAAACTGTTGTAAAAATACCAAGTGAAGGTTCAATGGCTGGACTTGATTCATCTTTTAAATCACAAGCATTTGCAGGTATGAGGATGAATGAATCGGTTGAAACACCACAACAAGCTGCTCCTGTAACTGAAGAACAAGGTAAAGTAATGAATGTTCTTAATAGAGACTTTAGAAGTTTAATGAAAGCTGTAGATAAAAAGAAACAACATGGAACTTTAGGTTCTGGTATGGTATCAATGGGATAATATGAATCCAATAGGACTTACATTACCATTTCAGATTGGTAAAAATGGATATTTTCAACAGAGTTATGATACTTTAACTCAGGTAAAAGCCAATATTACTAATTTGTTAAGAACCAAAAAAGGGGAAAGACGGATGAATCCTAATTTTGGATCTGGTTTACAAGAATATCTATTTGAACAAAATATAGATGAATCTCCTGATATAATAAAACAGATTATAACTGATGAAGTTAAAAATTATGTGCCAGGCGTAACAGTAAATAAAGTGGATATTAATATAGCAAATCAAGAAAAAAATAAACTTACAGATAGTTATATATTATATATAAAAATACAATTTACGATTAATAATCAAACTGATACTGTTAGTTTGAGAATTAGTCAAAATAATATATAATTATGGCAGACATTATACAAAAGTCTTTTAATAGTTCCCGTAGAGAAATTAAGTATCTTAATAGAGACTTTTCTTCTTTTAAATCATCTTTAATTGAGTATTCAAAAACATACTTTCCAAGAACATATAAAGATTTTAGTGAAGCATCTCCTGGTATGATGTTTATTGAAATGGCATCTTACATAGGAGATGTTCTATCATATTATACTGATTATCAATTTAAAGAAAGTTTAATGCCATATGCAGAAGAAAGAAAGAATGTTCTTGCATTAGCAAACTATCTTGGATATAAAACAAAACCAACTAAATCTGCTACTACAAACATTGATTTATATCAATTAATTCCATCTACTAAAGATTCTAATAATAATTACATTCCGGATAACAACTATGCTCTTAAAATAAGAGAGTATATGGAAGTGTCAAATGAAAGTGGTGTAAGTTTCATTACAACTGATCCTGTTGATTTTTCTCTTGATAGTAAATTTTCTCCTAGAGAAGTAACTGTATATTCAAGAGATAATTATGGTGTACCACAATTTTTCTTATTAAAGAAATCAGTAAAAGTAATTGCAGGTAAAATTACAACTAAATCATTTACAGTAGGAACTGCAGTACCATTTTATAAAATATCATTTTCTGAACTTAATGTTATTGATATAATTGATGTAAGAGACAGTGATAATAATAAGTGGTATGAAGTTGATTATTTGGCTCAAGATTTAATCTTTACCGAAACTGAAAATACGGATTTTACTAATAATACTTATGTTCAATATTCAGCCGAAGTTCCAAAGTTAATTAAAAGTTTTAAAACATCTAGAAAGTTTGTGACAAATGTTACTGCAAATAATGTAACATATCTTGAATTTGGTGCTGGTACAGATGCGACTTCTGACGAAGTAATTTATCCAAATTCCGAATTGGTTGGTGTAGGATTGCAAAATATCAATAATTTGAATTTAAATTATGATACCAGTAAATTGTTAAATTCAGAAACATTTGGACAAGCACCTTCTAATACGGTATTGACTGTACAATATTTGGTTGGTGGCGGAATATTATCAAATTCTCCATCTGATACCATCAAAAATATATCTTCAGTAACATATCTTAATGATACTACAGGTTTAACTCCGTCTCAAAATTCTTTATTAACTACAGTTAAAAATTCATTGAGAATATCTAATCCAAATCCTGCAGTTGGTGGACAAAATGAAGAAAGTGTAGAAGAAATAAGACAAAATGCTTTGGCTAATTTTGGTTCACAAAATAGAACAGTAACAGTAGATGATTATGTTTCTAGAGTATATTCAATACCACCAAGATTTGGTTCTATTGCAAAAGTAATGGTAATTCCAAATTCTGATTTATCAATTTCAACAAATCAAACATTATTAAGTGGATTTGTAAACAACGAAAATCAAACAACTTTAATCAATAATAGTTTGGAAAATAATTATAGAAAAGTAAATTTCGATGTATCAAATCCATTTAGTTTGAATTTATATGTTTTGAGTTACAATTCAAACAAAAATTTGACACAAACCAACGAAGCGTTGGTATACAACATTAGACAATATTTACAAAAATATAAGATTATATCAGATAGTGTTAATATAATTGACGGTTATATTATTAACATCGGTGTTGATTTTAAGATTTTAGTTTATAATAATTTCAATAAAAAAGAAGTTTTGGATCAATGTCTTCAAAAGGCCAAAGATTTCTTTAATATTGATAAGTGGTATTTTAATCAACCAATCAACATTAATCAATTTGAATTGGAATTAGCTAAAATTGAAGGAGTACAATCTGTTGCGGAAGTAACATTTAAAAATCTTACTCAAAATGATGGTGAATATTCACCACATGAATACAATTTATTTGAAGCAACACACAATAAGATTATATATCCATCATTAGATCCGTCAGTATTTGAAGTCAAATATCCAGATAATGATATCAGAGGTGCAGTAATTTAATAAATTTATCATTAAAAGTCTTATAAATTTCATACTTATATTTATATAATAGAGTATGCACACATTTATATTTCCAAAACAAGACACATTCATAACTAACGAAACTGGTTATGCCGATAAAAATTTTGGAATTGACGAAATTTTAGAATTAAAAGCACAAAATCAATTAGTAGAAAACGTTGTTTTTTATAGTTCTTCTAGTCTTTCTGGAAGTTATTCTACATTTGATGTTATAAATTATAACGGAACAGTTTCTGGAAGTTATATATCAGGAGCTGCAGAATCATCAAACATATTTGTCAGTGGATCATCCCAATTTAAATCAACTAATTATAATGGATATGTATCTGGAACATATGGTGCAGGTATTCCAATAACATCAAGTTTAACCAATTATAATGGTTCTATTACTGGCAGTATCAGTGGAAGTATAATAGGATCATTCACTGGATCATTTTTATCTGCTAGTGGATCATTGGTTAATTTTGATGGATGTATAAATGGATTGTTACAAGGAACTCAAAGTGTTTATAACCCAACAACAAATTTTACAAATGATCCTGAATTTAGTAGAATTTTGATTCAATTTGATTTAGCTTCAATTTCAAGTTCTCTTTTGTCAGGTGATATAAATAATGGATCTAAATTTTTCTTAAAATTAAAAGCGTCTTCTACAAGTGAAGTGCCATTGGACTATAAAATTTATGCATATCCAGTTAGTAAGAGTTGGGATATGGGTATAGGAAGATATGATACGGACGGAATTGGTAGTTTCGGGGCTAGTTGGTATTATAATACTACACAAAATACAGCTAGTTTATGGTATTCACCTACAGCATCTTCAGTAACATATAATTTTAGTGATTATTTATTAACTTCAAGTTTTGGATCATCATCATTTCAAAATGGTGGAGCTACTTGGTTTTATAATGTACCATCAACATATTCACAACCAACATCAAATACATCATCATCATTTTATAATACTTTAAGTTCGTCTGTTTATATATCTTCGTTTTGTTCGTCGTCATTAAGTGGCAGTTCATTAATATGTTCACAATCATATTCTTATAGTACTTCCGATATTTATATGGATGTTACACCAATTGTTAAAGGTTGGATATGTGGATGTGTGCCAAATAACGGATTTATTTTGATTAGTTCTCTTGAATTGATTCAATCTAATGACATAAATTCTAGTATTAGATTCTTTAGTAAAGAAACAAATACAATTTATCAACCATATTTGGATGTAAAATGGGATGACAGTATATACTCATCAGGTAGTTTAATAGCATTAACAGGATTTAATCCATATACAGTAGTTGTTAAGAATGTGGGTAGAGAGTATAAATTTGGAAGTATACCTCGTATAAACATATTTGCGAGAGAAAAGGCACCACTAAAGAACTTTGTTAAAGGATATCAACAAAGTCAATATTTAAGTTCAAGTTTATTACCTTCTGATTCTTATTATGCGATTAAAGATAATGAGAGTGAAAATTTCGTAATTGATTTTGATGATTACACAAAATTAAGTTGTGATGGTGTGATTCATTATTTCAGATTAGATACAACTGGTTTGCCTGTTGAAAGATATTACAGAATTTTAATAAAAACAGAAATTAACGGTGAAATCGTAATATTTGATAACGGAAATATATTTAAAGTATCAAGATGAGTATAAAATCACAAATCAATGACTTTTTATTAACAGGCCAATTCACTAATAATATTGATGAATTTGGCAATGTAAATTTGTATATTAGTTCAAGTAACGCAAATGAACAATATATTGCATTTGAATTGATAAATTTTAATTATAAAAAAGAGGAAATTGAAAATTTATACGATGTAGGTATTACAGAAATACAAACAGAACCTATAGTTCAAAAACAAGTATTTGATCAATCTTTCTTAACAGAATATAATAAAGTATTGTATGAAAACCAAGATTTGAAAGAAAAATTAAATCAATTGGTTGATGAAGTACAATCAGATCCATCTAAATCACAATTAAGTGCGGCAAGAGATTTAATAGTAGAATTAAGAATTAAATTAAAACAAGGAAATAAACCAGAGGATTTTTCTAATGAATTTCCATTTAATTTAAAATCTGAAAATGAATAATTTATGGCATTTCCATTTCCAACAATATCATCAAATAGTGGATCACTAAATAGTGGTTCTTACTTTTTACAAAACGATTTGGATACATTTGTTGATGTACCATTTCAAGAATATTATTTTGGAAATTCGGAACAAGATATTATTGAATTCAGTGTATATGACATTGAAGGCAATATCAATGTATGGAAATACTTGCCGGTGTCAACAACATATACAGTATTAAATAAAACATATAGAGATGTTGATAATAATACACTAACTTATAGTTACAAACAATACAATAGCAGTTATACGATTGCATTTAATAAAAATATATTATTAAGTACACTCCAAGATTTTTCCGGGTCAAATATTAATTCTGGAAATCATGTTGCAAGTTATAATTTTATTAGAAATGTTGGTGGTAATCCTGATTATCAACTTTACATTAAAGAAATTTCTCCAAGTAGAAAAGAAATTAAATTAACACCATCATTTAAATTAGATTTAACAAAAGAAGAAAATATACTTGTAAATCTTCAATATCAAGCATTTGCCAGAAAAGCAGTATTAATTAGAGATACAATTCCTTTATTTAATTACTTTTTAGATTCATACCAAATCTATAAAAATAGTGATTCTTTAATTAATAACAACAAACCAATTTTTACACTATTAAGAACTAATTTTGGATTTAAATCTGATGCAGATATACTTGCATTTTTAGATGATACTTATAACGGATTTAATCGTCCTTACGTAAATTCTCAAAATGGACAATTAATAGAAAATAGTTTTGAAGGTACAAAAAATTATATTAAGGATTGGTTATATACTTATTATAAATCAATTTATTCATTTGAACAGATTAAGACACAATTTAAGTATATAGTTCAAAAGTCAATATCAATTAGATTGAATCAACTCAATTCATATTATACAAATAATATCGAATTGACAACACAAGTTGAGAATTTCATCACTGATTTATTCTTTACAAATTTTATTTTAAATGTAGTTGATACTGTTCAAGTTTATCATAATAATAAGTTGTATGCATATTTGAAGAATGCATTAAATTTTGGCAATGATACATTTTATACTGTATTAAATTATACATTCGTAGAAGAAGATGGTAATACAAATATTATTGTAAAATTATTTGATGAACTACCATTAAATGTTTCTTTAAGAGACAAATGTTGGATTTCAAATATATCACTTATACCAGTAATTCAAAAGTTTGTAATCAATGTTCCAATTGTTAAAAGAACTTTTAAAATATCTGGTCCAAATTTCAAAATACCAACTGATTCATATAAGAGTTCTCCCGTAAATTATCAAAATTCGAATGATCTAAAATTAGATAATACAACGAAGAATGATGTTGAATTTTATAAGAAATTAAATAATATCAATGTTGATTATTCAAATTTTTCTAACTTTATAGTATTTAGTTCAGCTGAATTAAGAACCAAGTTATTTTTAAACAAAGTAACCTCTATTAATCAACTCAATAAGTCAATTAATTCTATATTGACTACTCTATCCGCATCTGCAGCGAATAGTGCGTCATCTTATACACTATTAACTTCATATCCATTTATTAGTGCATCATATGCAGAAGAAGTAAATCAATATCAATCACAATTAAATACTATATTTAATTCATTTGATGGATATGATTCATATTTGTATCAAAATATTACTTTGGTTAGTGGTAGTACAACATCATTTGTTAGTGGTGCATATGTACAAAACTACAATTATCCAGATTATATTGAAAATGCAATTGAATTTGATAAGAATAACAGAGATAGTCTTGTAAACAATACACCTGAGTATATTTTATTGGATGATAACAATACTGATTATTTGATATTCTTATCAATGATTGGACATCACTTTGATAACATTTACTTGTATATTAAGAACTTTCCAACACAACAATATGTTGAAAATAATCTATCATCAAGTTATGTAAGTACAGTTGCTAATACTTTATTACAACAATTTGGATGGAATCCAATTAGTTCATTTGACAATTCATCTATTGAAGCTAATTATTTGACGGGTTCAAATACATATTCTGATTATGACAAGTTAAAGATAATTTGGAATAGAATTCTAAAAACTCTTCCACTGATTTATAAAACTAAGGGAACAGAAGAATGTATTAGAACAATATCCAACATATATGGAATTCCTCGTAGTTTATTAAATGTTAAAGAATATGGTGGTAATAAGATATCTGATGAAGATAATTCCTCTTACACATATCAAAGTAAGTATTACTTTACAAAATATACTAGAAATGGTGATGCGATAATAATACCAGTATTTGGTACATCAAGTTATGTCAATTCAATAGAATTCAAATTTAGAATTGATAGTGATTATATTTACCCACAAAATACTAAAGTCACTCTTTTAAAGACTACTAATTGGGATGTATCAATCAAAAAGGAAATTAAAGATACTTTTGGAAAATTAAAATTTGATTTATCGCCGGCGGGAGCACCAACTGATTATATTGAAAGTGATTCTTTACCATTATTTAATGGAAATGTATTCAATGTTTTAATAAAACAAATTAACTTATCTGCAAGTTATGATACTGGTTCGGGCGGACAATTACCATATCAATATTCATTGAGAGTAACATCAGTTGATAATGATGAAATTGTATTTGATGATAATAAATCAATCATTAGTGGAACCGAAGGAATCAATGAATCATTTAATAGTTTTGGTTTACTTTATGTAGGAAATTATACAGGCGGTGGCAATTTATTCCAAGGAAATATTGACAAAATAAATCTATGGAAACATGAATTGGATGACGAATCATTTATAGAACATTGTAAGAATTTTGATTCTTATAAAACAAACAATGATAGTACAACGTATGATAACTTGTATTTTAGATACAGTTATGATTATCCAGTTAATATGTACACTGGCTCTGCACCTGCATTCTTTCCTGTAAGAAATGCAAATAAATTATATTCACAATATACAGGATCGGCTTATAACTTTGCACAAAATACTACTACACAATCAAATTGTTTAACTGTATCTGCATCACTCTATCCATATCAATTTGATGAAATTGAAATTAATCAAAACATTAAATTGGGACAATATGGTCCTAATAAATTTAAGAATGTAAAGATTAATAAAGCAACACAAACGGTTGAAGCAAGATTAATGCCTAATGAAACTAGTGTTGTAAACAACTTAGTAACTACAGATTCAAATTTATTGGCAGTTTATATTTCACCATTTAAAGTAAGAGATGATGATATTTTGAATTTCTTAGGTGAATATGATATAATGGATTTAATCGGTAATCCTTCAAACATTTTTACTGACAATTATGAAAATTTACAAACATTAAGAGACAATTATAACAAGTATAATTTATCTGAACAAGTCTTATATCAGGAGTTTATGACTCTATATAAGAATTATTTTGATGGATCTTTCTTTGAAACAGTAACACAATTGCTTCCTGCAAGAAGTAAAGTTATAGATGGTGTATTAATTGAACCAAGTCTTTTAGAAAGAAACAAATATCAAAGTCATCCAATTGATAGCGCTATTGCATATGATTTAAACAGTTATTATCAACCACTTAGAAATTTTTCTGCTTCGTTTGAAAGAAATTATAGAAGCACAAGTCAAGTTAATTTAAGTAAAAATGGATCAAATTTTCCATTTACTTCTTCTACATATGGTCCATTGACATCATCAATGCATCCCGCATCATATACATCTAATAACTATACAACATTCCAGTTCTCTAGTTTGAATTATGATACGAGATTGAGTGTATTTTCTATTAGTGGTTCATTTTCTAATAAATTTGAAAGTAATTATATTTATAGAAACAACAAAAAAGTGTATTTGTTTGGTACAAATCCAAATACCAGTTTAGAAAATTCTAGCAGTAAATTTGTAAATACTTATTCTTATGTAAATGTTAATTCAGCATCTTTATTTAATACATATGACAATAATTCTTCTATTTTTGATACTGAATCATACCCTATAGGACATTATTCATTGAAAAGAAGAATCTCAAGATTTTCAACCAATCAATATTTCGTTAATTCTTCAACTGGATCACTTTATAAAAAATCTAGTCAAACTATATATACAACTGTAGATGATAAAGGCAATAGTGATAATTCGTCACCAATTGAAAGAACTCAAATAAATCTACAAGTTTCTGAAAATTCATTGATTAGTTCATAAAAAAGATTTAATGAATAATATTTATTGATAAATATACTTATATTATATGGCATATCTAGATAACAAAACTATAACAGTTGATGCGATTTTAACCCAAAAAGGTAGACAATTGTTAGCAAAGAACGGTTCTTTGAACATTACATCATTTGCTCTTGCGGATGATGAAATTGATTATAACTTATACAATTCAACACATCCACTTGGTAGTGCATTTTATGATATTGCTATAAGAAACACACCAGTATTGGAACCATTTAGTGATGAAACACAAGTAATGAAGTACAAGTTGGTGACGTTGCCATCAGGAGTAACTGCAATTCCAGTAATTTCTATCGCACAAACAAGTATTATAACCAATAGATTGAACACAAGTGAATTTATAATTTCACCAAGTACCAATCCAACATATAATACAACACTAGGATATACTGCTATATTGGGAAATAAGAATGCAGGAACATTGTTGGTAACAGAAACAAATAGTATTAATTCTACAAGTGCTACTGTTCCAAGTTTTGCTGGTGATGCCGTAACTGCTGCTTCTCAAGTAGTAGTTGGTAATAAGTTTAAATTCTTACCAAATAACGCTTTGACATCTACTATAACTACAACATTAACTATCATTGGAAATGAAAGTGGTGGTAGTTTAACAATTCCAGTTACCATAACAGTTTAACCGATTAATAAAATATGATTTTTAAAAACTTTGAATCTACAGATATAGTAGCAGGAAGAATAAATACAGTTTCTTCTGGATTTTGGGTTGACGGTAATTATGCCGTAACACAATCATCTTTTACAACATCATCTACTCAAGTAGTGTTGACTGGTTCAAACCAATATGATGTTCAAAATGGGTTGTATTATTACAATGTATATTATCAAAATCAACCACACTTTTCAATAACATATGGTGATTATTATGGTTCTGGTTCTTCTATAACAGATTCAACATCATTATATATTCGTCCAACACAAGCAATTTATAATCAATATAAGAATATATTGTTGACACCAGATGATAAATATTTCAATTTTAAATCAGGCAATTATACAGTATCTACAGCCACTGATACAACCACATCTGTTACTGGATCTGGTATTGTAGTATTGAATTTTTCCGCAGATAAATACAAAGATCGTGTAGATGAAGGACAAATTGAATTTAGTATTAGTGGTGCTAATGGAATATTTACATTTATTGATGATTCTTCAGTAGTCAAAAAACAATTGGATGTTTATAATATCATTAGCGGTAGTGTAAATGATGGTGTACCATCTGCATATTCAAATTCAGGAGTAATTACATATAATTCTATTGGATTATTTTATCCAAAGACTGGAACAGTCCTATTAAATGCAGGTGCAATTAGTTCATCTGTTGGTGTATCTCTTACAGGTTCATTTGCAAGTGTTTCTGATCAAACTAATACATACGCATTGAATCAAAGAACCATGTTCCAAGCAATTACTAAATGTACTACCAAGACATTTAAAGTAAGAAAATCTGAATATTTACCATCTGCTCAATATTTCGTAAGAGTAAAGAATCAAGATTACAATTATACTAATAATCCAACGTTCATTGCAAATGGTACTACTGATAGTTTAAACGGTGTAGTATTAGCAAGAGGTTCTATTAAGATTAGTGATTTTGTAAATAATCCTACGACATATATTACTACGGTTGGTTTGTATGATAGTGATAATGAACTTGTAGCTGTTGCTAAATTGAGTCAACCAACACAAAAAACTTTTGATAGTGAATTGTTGATTAGAGTTAGACTTGATTTTTAAACTAATGGATAAATGATAAAAAGTCTAAATAGAGATGATGTCCAAGTTACCCCATTTGTTGCTAAAAAACTCTGGAATCCTACAAATATTGAAGCTACGGATTTGATATTATGGATGTCCGGATCATTAAGTGGGTCAATATCTCATATTTATATTGATTATGGTGACGGTATAAGTTTACCTATAACAAATAGTTATTGTAATTTAGCATTACAACAACAAAGCGATGACTTTGTTCAATATCATCGTGGTTTAAACATTACAGGTACATTTTTTCCAGTAGGAAATCAATATTATAATTCAGCATCTAATCCAATCAATACTGATGGCACTTATATGCGATTAGTATATAATACCAATAAACAATTATTTTATAATACTTATAACAATCCAGTTCAATTGTGGGGTGTAGAAAATTTCAATTTAGATACTACGTACAGAATTTTGACGGATGTAATGGATGTATTTACTATTCCTACAATTAAATTTGGTGAAAAGATTTCACCTTATAGTGTAACAATAATTGACGATCAGGATGATTCTAATTATGTAATAGTAGATGATGGAAATGAAAATTTAATACTTAGTGGAAGTTATTTTTCTACTTATCAAGAAATAGAATTCACTGATATATGACCGATCCAATTTATAAATTAAAAACAGGATATTCAATTGCTGCTGACGGTGATTATATAGCAGTTGGTAATCCTACATCTTTTTTATCTGGATCATTCGTGTTTAACAATAAAGGATCGGTTGAAATTTTTAAATATTCTAAAAGTACCGATTTATATAACCCAAATTTTATATTTTATAAGTATATAAATCCGGATGATTTTCCTGGTTATTTATCTGCCGATACTAGTAGTGTTGATACTACATATATTAATGCTGACACATCATCCGTTCCTGTTTTAGGATTAAATATTGAAATTGATTTGGGAGGGTGGAATCCTATTATTTATGATGATTCATATGGTGTATCAGTAGACGTATCTGGATCTGTAGTAGTAATAGGAAGTCCATATTATAGATTTTCATTGATTACAGGTTCTATAGTTTATACTGGCTCTTGTGTTGATATATACGATTTATCTGATTATTCTAGTAGTTATATTTCTGGAACGGTTTATTATCCAAAATATAGTATTACAAATTCATTTGATAATAAAGAATATTCTACATTTGGTGAATCAGTATCAATATATAAAAACAAATTAGTAGTTGGATCAAGTAAAAATAATTCGGCTTATATATACACTCAATCTCTTGGTGTATGGACCCATTATCAAACATTATCTCCTGTCGGATTACCTGCGGATTATTATTATGGTAGTGTAGTTAAAATTGATCCAAGTGGATCAAATAGAATAGTAGTTGGTAATAAATCCACTGGTAGTGCAGTTTATGTATATGAATTAAATACATCCACAAATCAATGGGAACAAAATGATATATTGGATCAAGATAGAACTATTACTGGATCATTGAATTTTATTGATACCCAACCATACTTTCCAGGCAGTCAACCAAGTGGTAGTAATTATGGAAATTCAGTATCAATCTATGGAGACACAATCATAATAGGTTCTCCAAATGACATGTATTATTATGAATGGAGTGGTTCTACTGTTTTAAGAAACAGAGGAGCTGTTTATTTTTGGAAAAAATGTTCAGAAGAAACTGATTGGTTTTTGTTGGAAAAATCATATGGGAATGAAAATTTATTGGAATCAAACAATTTTGGATATTCAGTTGACATTTACGAAGGTAATGCAATTGCTACAAGCACAAAAGATATAATTCAATTTAGTTCTAGTTACATCAAAAATACAATTAATAAAAGATTTGATTGTAATCCAAATGATAGTATAATTGATACTTTGGGTCAATTTGTTTACTATACTTCATCCGTATCTTCATCATTATGGGAAATTAAGTCTGTAGTAACCAAGAAAAAACAATATGGATATCCATACTCTACATTTGGTTATAGTTCTGCAATTACAAATAATATTATATCTATTGGTTCTCCATTATTCTTGGTAGATCCAAATGAAATGACCTCTTCTATATATGATACTATTAATGGATACTCATATATCTATAATCTGAACGATCTTGTAACGAATTATCATATCGGAAATATATTTTATAGAGATGGCAAAATTATTTTATCAAATAGTGGTTCTATTTTTGATAATTTATTAAAAAATCGTTCCAATCCTTTGGAATCTAAATATGATATTGAATATAAGAGCAACGTTAAACTATATGAAAAACAAGTATTTTGTAGAATTGAATCGGGAGAATTTAATTATAGTACAAATCCTACATCGTTGATTCCAAATACATTTGATTTTGATATTGACGGTAATAAATATTTTGACTTTACTGACCTAGATTTAATTTTAAAGTATATCAACTATCAAATCAATAACTCGTATAATTGGTGGGATTATATGACATTTACAAATGAAGAACAATCATTATTTAATCTTTATTCTGTAAACTATAACATTTCTTCAAGTTACACATCCAATTATATTTCAACATTGTCTTCAAATTATTATGATTTTGATATTGATGGTAATAACAAAGTTAATTTGAATGATATGTACATACTTTGGAAATATTTCAATGATAATTTGAATCAAACTGAATTATTTAAGTATGTAGAACCAAAGTCTATCAGAAAAACTTTACAACAAATTGTAAGTTATATTGAAGAAAAGACTGGGAAGTTTGGTGGTAAATCAATAAAAGAACAATTTTTTGGATTTAATTATAGTTCATCAATTGATTCAACTGGTTCTTATTTAGCTCCATATATTACAACAGTTGGACTTTATAGTGGTGCAGATTTGGTTGCGGTTGCTAAATTGGGTATGCCAATTAAAAATACTGGTGAATTACCATTAAATATTTTAGTAAAATGGGATATTTAAACATATTTATAAAAAGAAAGTATAATATATGCCAACACCAGTAAATAGAGAATCTTTAAACAAGAGTCTAGAACAAAGATATCAATCTCAAAGTTCAGGAGGTGCATTTAATGCTAAAGACATTAATACCAAACCAGATTCTATAACAACTGGCCCAAATCCGTCTGCAAAAGGCCAACAATTTACTATTGATAAAGGTGGATTTAGAGTAAAACAACCACTTGGATTGTCTGATTTGGCAGATGTACCTGATAGAAGAAATTCTACTTCTAAAGAATTATCTTCATTGGTAAAAGGATTTAATAATAAAAAATATAAAGGTTAAACATATACTATATATTAGTATATGTTTATATTAGGTTTAGATTCATCTACATCAGTTACAGGTTGGGCATTTAGTAAAGACGGAAAAGTCTTAGATGCCGGTTATATTGATACCAAAAAGTTTGAGACAACAAAAGAAAAAACTTTTTTTGTTATATCAGAGTTAGAGAAAAATCCACTAATCAAAGATATTACTGTTATTAATTTAGAAGCTGCTCTAAGCGGTTTTGCTGGTGGATTTACTTCACAACAAGTTATTATTACATTAGCCCGGCATAATGCAGTATTTGCTTATATTATTGAAGAACACTTTAAAGTCAAGGTAAATTTGTTATCAGTAAACACTATGCGTAAACAATTGTTTGGTAAATGTAGAATTAAAGGCATCAAATCCAAAGACTTTGTTAAATCTGAATTAGAATCACTATGTCCAGATGTAGTTAAATTTACGGTTCTTAATAAAAAGGGTAATTGGGATGAAAGAAACGGTGATATGTATGATGGTATAGTATGTGCATTATACAAAGATGAACCGCAACAAAATATTAGAATTAGCAAAAAAGATAAAAGCATTAGCCGAAAAAGGTAATGGTGGTGAAAGAAATGCGGCTAAAGAAAAGTTAGAACGGATATGTCAAAAATATAATATATCCGATAGTGAATTATCTATATCAGAAGAAACTAAAAATTATTACATCGTTATAAATGATAAAAATGAAAGAGATTTGCTAATCAATGTATCATGTATGATATTGGATGTTCCTGGATTCAAATGGAAAGAAAAAAATAATTGTATTTGTATTCATATTACTCAATCAGAATATGAAAATATTAATAACGCATTTGAATATTATAGAGACATGTACAATGATTATAAAAGATATTTGATGCAAGGAATAATTTCTAGACATGCGATTGGTTATATCCCAAAACATCAAACATATACTCAAGAAAATATTCAACAAGATATTCAACCAACTCCACCCGAAGATGTTAAAAAGGAAGAAAAGGAACAAAAAACCGAAGGAAATGATGATAAAACATCAGATGAAAACAAAAATTCCGAAGATAAATCCGAAGATGTTGTTGATGAAAAACCAATTGATCCGATCAAATTGATGAAGATTGCAGTTGCATTAGATAAAAATCCGTGGATTAAAAATGATCCAAATAAAAAGTTGATAGAATAAAAGTTTTACTGTAAAGTATAATTGATGTTGTTATATCAAGAGACAATAGTATCCGTTTTAAATAAACTGTTGAATCAGACTCCCAAGATTCGTAAGGGAACTGATGCAGTTTATCATTGTCCTTCTTGTAAACATTATAAAAGAAAACTAGAAATCAATTTACATACAGGAAAATATAATTGTTGGGTATGTGGATTCAGTGGAACAAGTTTCAAGACTTTATTTAAGAAACTAAATGCGCCCAGTGAATATTACACATGTATCGGATTAAGTCAGAAATCGTTTTCTAAAAAGCCGATTGCCGATTTTGTTATTTCATTTGAAGATGAACCAGAAGAACAAAAATTGGTAAGATTACCCAAAGAATTTAAACCTATAAGTGAACCAATAAACGAATTGGAATATAAACATGCAGTAAAATATCTTAAATCTAGAAATATTACTAAAAATGATATTGTAAGATATAATATTGGATATTGTACAGAAGGCGATCTTAAAAACAGAGTAGTTATACCATCATATGATTGTAACGGTACATTAAATTTCTACACCGCTAGAAGTTTTTTTGAAACCAAAGGATTAAAATATGTTAGTTGTTCAGCATCAAAGAATATAATTGGGTTTGAATTGTTTATTAACTTTGAACAACCGATTACTTTGGTTGAAGGTCCATTTGATGCAATTGCAGTTAAAAATAACTGCATACCATTGTTTGGAAAGACAATGAGCAAACAGTTAAAATTAAAATTATTAGAAAATGATGTTCCGATGGTACATATTTTATTAGACAATGATGCGATAAAAGATTCCATCAAAATATGTGAATTTCTAATTAAAAATAGTATTCCAACAAAACTAGTAATGTTAGATGGTAAAGATCCAAGTGTAATAGGTTTTGAAAAAACTTGGCAAATGATAGATAGTTGTGATACTATGGATTTCGAAAAGTTGTTTAAGTTAAAACTAAGAATATAATATGGTAAAATATCTTAAATCGGATATAAAAGAGTTCAAGAATGTGTTTCATATTGCTGATATTCATTTGCGTCTTACAAAAAGACACGATGAATACAATCAAGTATTTGAAAGATTGTATAAAGCAGTAGAAAGGACACCCGCAGAAACTGTAGTTGCTGTTTTAGGAGATGTTTTACATTCCAAGAGTGATCTTTCACCAGAATGTGTAAAGATCACCACAGAGTTTCTACAAAATCTTGCTGACAGAAGACCAACCGTATTAATCGCTGGTAATCATGATGCTACTTTGGCTAATAAAAATAGATTGGATAGTCTAAGTCCTATTGTTGATGCGATTAATCATACAAATCTATTTTATCTAAAAGATTCAGGTCTTTATATTCTTGGAGATATTCTATTTAATCATTATAGCGTATTTGATGAACCAGATAAGTATATCAAGTTCAAGGATATTCCAAAGATTTATCTAAATGAAACCCGTTACAAGATTGCTCTATTTCATGGACCAGTAAATAATGCAATTACTGATGTAGGATATAAAGTTGCGAGTAGAACCATTACAAATGAAATTTTTGACGGTCATGATATTGTATTGTTGGGTGATATTCACAGACATCAAGTTTTAAGCCAATCTGATCCAATCATTGTCTATGTAGGTTCATTGATTCAACAGAATCATGGAGAAGAACTAAAAGGACATGGATTTGTATTCTGGGATTTAAAAACCAAAGTATTCAAACACTTTGAAATTCCAAATGATTATGGTTTTTATACAGCTGAAATAAGCAAAGGAAAATTGCTTACTGACATTTCTGATATGCCTAAAAAGGCAAGATTGAGATTGAAATGCTTTGAAAGTGTTGCGACTGAAGTTAAATCTGTATTGTCAACAATTAGAGAAAAATCTGATGTTACAGAAGTGACTTATGTCCGTGTAGATTCACCAAATTCATCATCTAGCAATATCATTGATAATACTAATTTTAATTTGAGTGATGTATCAGATGTTGATTATCAAAATAAATTAATTACAGAATATCTTAACAATAAGAATTTTAATCCTTCAAAAGATACACTTGATAAGATTTATAAAATCAATAAGGATTTAAATGCAACTTTGGAAAAAGAATCTGTTGTAAGAAATATCAGATGGAAACCAAAGAAGTTTGAATTTGATAATATGTTTAGTTATGGTGAAGAAAATGTTATTGACTTTACCAAAATGCATAATGTAGTTGGACTATTTGCTAATAACGCATCTGGTAAATCAAGTATATTGTCTGCTTTATCTTTTTGTATTTTTGATAAATGTGATAGAGCATTTAAGGCATCTCATATTCTTAATACACAAAAGATGTCATTCCGTTGTAAGTTTAATTTTGAAGTTAATGGTGTAGATTTCTTTATTGAAAGAAAAGGTAATGCAGATAAGAAAGGTAATGTTAAAGTAGATGTTAAGTTCTGGAAAGAAGAGAGTGGTAAAGTAGTTGAACTTAATGGAGAAGCTCGTAGAAGTACTAATGACATCATTCGTGATTATGTTGGTACTTATGATGACTTTATTTTAACTGTATTGAGTATTCAGAATAACAAAGTAGGTTCATTTGTAGATATGGGTCAAACAGAAAGAAAAGATTTGTTGGCTCAATTTATGGGACTTACCGTATTTGATAGTTTATATAATGATGCGTCTGATAAAACCAAAGAAATCAATTCATTATTGAAGAACTTTAAAAATACTGATTACACTCAAAAGTTATTGAATTTAAATTCTGACATTGAGAACTTTTCTGGTTCGCTAAAAAATGAAAATGTTAATTTAGAAAAATTAACAGATAAAAGAGAATCTGAAAATGAAAGACTTTTGGAAGAAACAAAGAAAATTATCAATGTTAATGGTAACATTGTTGATATTGTATCTCTTGAATCAAAGAAAGTTTTATTGAGTAATTCTATATCAACACAGTCATCTAGTTTAGATTCTTATAAAAATCAATTATCATCTATTGAATCTACATTTAAGGAATACGATGAAATCATAAAGAATTATGATATTGAAGATATTACAACTAAGTATGATTCACTTAAGGAATTAGAAAGTTCATTGAGTCAAAAAGAACAAGGTATTGAAAAGAAAAAGATTGTTGTTACATCCAAATTACAGAAATTAAAGAAATTGGAAGAACATAAGTATGATCCAAATTGTACTTTTTGTACAACCAATGTATTCGTTAAAGATGCAATTAAAACAAGAGAAGAACTTGAATCGGACAAAGTTGAAGCTCAAAATCTTGTTGGGGAATATACAAACCTTAAAAATAAAGTAAATGAATTGTCTTATATAAAAGATGATTGGAAAAAGTATAATGACACGCATAAATTGCATGTTGAAACACAATCCAAGATTAATAAATTAAATAATGAAATTCTAAAAATATCAAATAAGATTAGTTCTGATCAGAACAGTCTTATTAATATTGAAAATCAGATTGAAGAATATTATAATAACAAGGATGCGATTGAATTCAATAAGACAATTAAAGAAACAATTGATGTAATTAAGTCTAATATCAAAACAATTGATTTTGAAATTAAGAATGTGAACAATAACATTATTAGTTATAATACCAAGATTTCTGGATTAGAAGAACAAAGAAAAACAATTCAAAAGTCAATTGAAGATGTAAAGGTACTTGAAGTTGAATATGAAGCATATCAATTATATACAAATGCTATCTCTAGAGATGGTATTCCATATGAATTGATTAGTCAGGCTCTTCCAACAATTGAAAAGGAAGTTAATAACATATTAAACCAGATAGTTGAATTTACGGTAATCTTACAGACTGATGGTAAAAATGTAACTACACATATTAATTATGAAGATAAACGCTGGCCACTAGAATTGGCTAGTGGTATGGAACGATTTGTTAGTTCATTGGCTATGAGAGTAGCGTTAATTAACATCAGCAATCTACCAAGACCCAATTTTATAGCTATAGATGAAGGATTTGGATGTGCAGATGCCGATAACTTGTCATCTATGGGTGCTTTATTTGCTTTCTTAAAGACTAATTTTGATTTCGTGTGGATTATTAGTCATTTGGACAGTATGAGAGATATGGTTGACAATAGACTTGAAATTAAGAAAGAAAACGGGTTCTCTAAAGTTAATTATGTATAATTGATGGGTATATATATTTATAGTATATATGCCCAGCATAAAGACAGGTCAAATTTTAGGTTTATCAAGTCAAACCGTTAATATAGAAGATAAGACATACTTATCTGAATATTTTAACCTCACAGAGTTTTCACCAGAATTCTCTGTGGGGAAAAATGCATTAGTAATCAATGGAAGTGACAGACTTAAAATTGGTGCTGAAATACTTACAGAAGCATTTGATGGTAATGGTGTACCTCTTTTTATAGAAAAAGCTATTAGTACCGATCAATTAACCAAGAAAAGAATTATAGTACTATCAATTTATGTTTATGAACAAAATTCAATTGGTTCTGGAAAGATAATCTTAGTTTCTACAACCGTAGATAACAAAACAGTAAGATGGTCTGCAAATATAAATATAAATGTCAATAAAATTACGGATTCAAAAATAAGATTTTATAATCAACCATTAATTGAAGTTGAACCGATATTATCTTATGCAGTATCTTCTTCTGTAGAAAACAATCCAAAAACAATTACAGGTAATTTTTTATCAACTGCAGTACAACCTAAAGCGGATTTTGATATTCAAAAGTTTGGATATAGAAAAAATTTAGTTGATTATAGAATAATAGATAGTTCTGCCAACTTCAGTTCAAGTTTAAAAAATTTCCAAGTACAATTATATGTCAGTAAAATTAGAGATTATGCTAGTTTTAATGAAATTAGTGTCAACACCACATCTTCTTTTTTAATCAAAGATGTATTAAATGCCACTACATTAATTTTAGATACTCCATTTACGTATAACAATAAAGTTGCTACAATTACAAGTGGAAATTATAAAGTTATTTATAATGATATTACATATAATTCTAATTTATTTTTATCATCAAGTTATTTACAAGAATCATTAGGATTAAGTGGTGCAAAACAATATAAGAAATTTTCTTATGCGAATATAATTTATAAAAACATTAATACATTTACTGGAAAGCCTGCTAAACATAAAGTTTATAGAAAAAGTTTAAGAACTCTTGGTGATTTTGAATCAGTAATTGATGAAACATTTGGCGATACTGAAATATTAAGAGATCCTGTTACTCCAAACAAAGCATTTGAACGGTTAGGTGTATTTTTTACTCAATTTCATATTAATAACTTCTGGTTTACGAGTTCAAATGATTTAAGTCTTAAATATGATAATCAAACTTTTGTAAACGGTTTAAAAATATCCGGTAGTAATCTAAATGGTACATATGCAATTGTAAAAGCAAACACATCATTTACAAACAGAAATGTTTCTTATTTACCTTATAATGCAACTGAACAATCTGCACAATCAGGATCCAATTTTGATAGTAACTTTTTGACTTTTTATAAAGATACAGATTATGTGTTTTCATTCAGAACATCTGTAATAGAAAAAGATTCATCTGCGACGGCTAAATTAAAATTTTATATTACAAGTTCATTACCAAGTGTAAATAAAAATATAGGATATGATGTAAATCGTGGTGTATTAATTGCAGAATTTGCTTATAGTGGAAGTACAACTGGTAAATATTTTGATCAAAAACAAAATTTTGAATTTAAATTTCCTGAAGACCTTTATGGAACTTTAGTTGTTTATCCTGAAAATGTCAAACAAATAATTGTTTCGGATTTGTCAATAAAGGTATCCGAATTGTATGGTTATACTGGAAATTCGTATTATGTAAAAGTTCCGTTCCCAGTAAATGTAGCGAATGAAGTATTTGAAATAAAATCTGAATTATATGATGTCAATTCAAATCTTTCCTATACAAATTTAAGAACTGTTCAAGTTTTTGACCCATCTGGTAGTAGTGCGCCTCCAGATATTGGAAGTAGTGCTGTAGTAAGTGTAGATATTTTAAATGTTACTAGTAGTATTTTTTGGAAAAATCCTTGTAAGAGTGATACACCTGCACCATTTAAATATTTCTTAACTTGGGATGATAATTCTAAACAGGTGTGTGTAATGACTTCTAGTGCGGTTGCATCAGGCAGTATTATATCTGGAAGTGGTGGTGGTAATATTACTTCTATAATTGGTGGACCAGGAATAACTATAGTAAGTGGATCTGGTCCGATAGTAACTATTAGTGCGAGTGCTGGTGGTTCTGGAAATGGATTTCCATTTACTGGAAGTGGATATGTTACAGGTTCTATAATAATTACGGGATCTTTATATGCATATAATGTTACATCTAGTTTATACGGAACCGCTTCTTGGGCAGTAACTGCATCAAGAGCAATTACTGCTAGTTATACGGTGAGTTCCAGTTATGCACTGAGTGCTAGTTACGCATTAAGTGCTAGTTATGCTAATAATGGAATACCAACTGGTGGAGCATCATCTTATATACTAGCAAAAAATAGTCCTACAGATTTTGACACAGTTTGGGTACCATCACCATCTGGTCCAGCAGGTCAAGGTGAATTTTCATTTACTTCTTCATATTTTAGCGGATCAACATCATCAATTACATGTTCTTCAGATTATTCTTTTTGGCATTTACATACACTTAATAATTTGAATGTACATATCAGTTCATCAACTGATTCTGGATCTTTTAGTATTAGATTAGTATCATCTGGAAGTAATAATACTACAATTAATTTTTATCCATATGAATTGATTCAATGGGCAGGAGTGGCTGGATTTGATGGACCTGGTAGCGGATCAATAGAAGAATCTGGATCTATTACATTGGTTCCTGCACAAGAAATGATTTTATCATTCATTTATTATAATAATACATCCTCATTATATCCAGAAAAGAAATATAGTGCATTCGTATCGGATTTAAAAACACCAGGGTTAGAAAATAAAACGATAATACCAAATCTTTATTTAATAGGTGAGGGTGATTATGGTATTGGAGGAGGTGGATTAACAGATCCAAATGCTTATATATTTACAATTAATGGTGGTGGTACAAGTCAAGACTTAAGTGGAATTGGAAGTAAAACATTTTGGGGATGGGCACCTGTATATGTTGAAGGAAGTGGCAGACGATTTTTTCCTCTATATCAATAATTTTAAAATTGTTTATAAATATTAACATCTTGAATTTTTTGAGAATATTTATATTTAGATTTTTTTATCAAAATTTCTACATTTGAAAGGAATTTAACATATGCCAATAACTGAAGGAGGAAAATTTAGTCCTGTTGACCGTCTGGTCAGTCCAGGAGTATTTACAAGAGAAAATGACCTAAGCGGAGTAGCACAAGGTGTTGCTGAAATTGGAGCAGTAGTACTTGCTCCATTCCCAAAGGGTCCTGGATTCGCACCAACATTAATCACTAACACTGCCGATCTTGAAGAAAAGTTCGGTGTTGCTGATGGTGTTTACTATGGTCCATACACCGCAAAAGAATACTTGAATGAAAAAGGATTCGTAACTGTTTGTCGTGTGGGTGCATTGACTGGATATAGACAAATTAATCCATTTGTGATCTGGGCACAACCAGGTACATGGCCAAGAAGCGGTTCTGCTGGTGCATTAAACAGCGGATCATCATATGTATCATATGACACTGCTAATATTAATAGTACATTTACATATATTTCAGGAAGTGGTACTGGTGGAACATTAACATTTGTATCTGGTGCTACATTTACTGCAAAATTTAATTCTACTGCTGCAGATAATACCGCATTAAGTGTTATTTCACCTAATGGAAGTTTATATAACAGCGGTCAAACTTATAGTTTTACAGTATCGGATCTTACTTTTGCTAGTGTATATATAACATCATCCTACCAAGGAAGTAGTTATTATACAAACAATGATAAATTGTTACAATCAATAGCAGAATCTACATCAACCACTTCAAATTTCTCAGGATCACTTGGAAATAGTGTAACAATCGTAAATTCCGATGGAAATTTGTCAGGAACAAATATTACACTAGTAAGTGGTAGTATTTATGCTTTAAGATCTTCAACTGGATGTGGAGCACAAATTTATCTTAAGGGTGTAATTAGTGGTTCATTTGGTAAGATTTCAGGAGAATTTAATGCCAACTGGACTACACCAGCAGATCCATGTAATCCAACCGCAGTAACTAATAAACCAAGAGTATTAGCAGTATTAGCAAATACTCAATATGGTACATTGGATAGTAGTTTCAATGCTCCAGGCTTTAGTGGTTCATCATTGATTCAAAAACCAACAACTGCTTCTCCTTATAGTGGTTCTACAAATCCAACATCATTGAGTGATTTCCAATTGGTATTAACTCAAAATGCATCTTTGATTGGATACTATGATTTCTCATTGAATCCAGCAGATTCAAATTACATTACAAATGTATTTGGAAATAATGCAACAGTAGGTAATCAAGACGATCAAGTCGCTGGTGCCAAGATTGAAGCAGCATATTTGTACAAAACATTTGAAGATTCAATTCAAAAAATAAATGATGAATTGAATACTGGAAATCCTGGTTGGAAAATATATGGTGCATATCTACCATCTAGTTCATTCGCAACTGGAGAAGTATTGAAGTTTACCGATCAATATTCAACAAACTTGAATGCAGGTGATTCTCAATATGGATTAACAAACGCATCAACACCTTGGATTCTTTCACAAGGAATTGCTCCTTGGAGTGGTAATGCAAATCCAGGTTCAGTAACAAAATATCAATTGTTTAAAGCACACACTTTAAGTGATGGTACAAATACAAATAAACAATATAAGATTGAAATCAGCAATGTTAAATTGGCTGGTACAGTCGCCGGAAGTGACTGGGGTTCATTCACACTCGCAGTAAGAGCTTATAGTGATACTGATAAGAAGCCTAAGTATTTGGAAATCTTCCAAAACTTGAATCTAGATCCAAATTCTTCAAACTTTGTTGCTCGTAGAATTGGTGATAGATACAATTTCATTACTTATGCTGGTAAGATCATTGAATTCGGTACTTATACAAACTTGAGTAAGTATATCAGAATTGAAATGAATACTGTTCCATATCCAGTATCTTCAGTTCCATATGGTAACGAAGCTTATGTTACTCCACTTGGAGGTACAATCGGAAATTATGTTTCAGTAGTACAATACAGTAAAGCAAGTATTTATGGATTGGCTCCTGGTAAATATCCATCCGGTACAGTAATGAGTGATATTCCACTTGGTGCTGATGCAGAATTGACTGCTCTATATCCAACAAGTTCAGTAAATGCTGGTGTAAAGATTGATACTGAACAATATTTTGCTCCTCTACCATTTGGTGCTACTGTAGGATACAATATCGCATTTGATTTGGAATCAACAAGTTCAACTTACATGGGAACTGGTTCATTACTTGCTGCTTCATTGAGTGGTAGTATCCCATCAACATATGATGCAACTAACGAAGCTACATATGTTAAGATGCGTAAGTTCGTAGTAGGTTTCCAAGGTGGATTTGATGGACAATCTCCAGCAATTCCAATTAATGTTGGATCTGATATTATCGCAGGTAATACTCAAGGTTTGAATTGTACAAATATCAATAGTGCAGGTTCAATCGCTTACAAACAATGTGTAGGCGCTCTTGGAAATGCTGATGAATTTGACATCAATTTGATCGTAACACCTGGTATTTTCCACGAACAACATAGTTATGTTACTGACTTGGTAACAGATATGTGTGAAGCCCGTGGTGATACTTTCTACATCATGGATAACATCGTGTTCCCATCAAGCAATCAAACAGTAGGATTGATTGATGCAGCAGTAAACGATGTATCAACAGTAGATAGTAGTTATGTTTCTACATATTATCCTTGGGTTAAGATTCTAGATACAAACTTGAACAAGATTGTAAGTGTACCTCCATCAGTAGTAATGCCAGCAGTTTATGCTGCTAATGACAATGCTGCTGCTGAATGGTTCGCACCAGCCGGTTTAAATCGTGGTGGAATCGCACAAGCAGTTCAAGTTCTAGATAGAACAACTCACAGTGAAAGAGATACACTGTATGAAGGTCGTGTAAATCCAATCGCAGCATTCCCTGGTCAAGGTATCTGTGTATGGGGTCAAAAGACACTTCAAATTCAACCAAGTGCTCTTGACAGAGTAAATGTTCGTAGATTGTTAATCGCACTCAAGAAGTTTATTGCAAGTAGCAGTAAGTTCTTGGTATTTGAACAAAATGTAGCTGCTACAAGAAACCGTTTCTTGAGTATCGTAAATCCATATTTGGAATCAGTACAACAACGTAGCGGATTGTACGCTTTCCAAGTTGTAATGGATGATACAAATAATACTCCTGACTTGGTTGATAGAAACATCCTATACGGACAAATCTATCTACAACCAACTAAGACTGCTGAATTCATCGTACTTGACTTCAACATTCTACCAACAGGCGCAACCTTCCCTAATGGTTAAACAACGCTAAACAACGAACCCCACTTAGAAATAAGTGGGGTTTTTTCTTTGTTAAATCTATTTATATTATACGATGATTAAGCTAACTGACTTATTATTAGAAGCACAATTGCCTTCTAGTGAACAAGATATGGATTTTTATGCTAAAAAGTATAAGAAAACTATTGATTATTTAAGAAATAAGAATAAAGTACTATTATTGACTACCAGTAATAGATGGTCACAACATAAAGAAGATGTGCCTAAGAGTACTCAACTAGCTACTAAAATTCAAGATTTATTGGGTAAAGAAAAGGTAACTCTTATAGACACTACCAAACTAAATATATTTCCGTGTGAAGGTAATGTAAGTAGCAATAGAGAATTTGGTGGCAATCACTGTGGAACTGCAAAAGCTTTATTAAAAGACAAGGAAAAAAATCCAAGTGGATATCATCGTTGTTGGGCTAGTATTAATGAAAAGAATGATGAATTGTGGAAAATAAGTAAAGAACTATTTGAAAGTGATACGGTTTTATTTTTTGCTAGTATAAGATGGGGACAAGCAAATGGTTATTATCAAAAATTAATTGAAAGATTAACTTGGATTGAAAATAGACACAGTAATTTGGGAGAAAAAAATATAGTAAAAGATATTGATGCGGGTTTCATTGCAACTGGACAAAATTGGAACGGTAAAGATGTAACTGAAACACAAAAGGAAGTACTTCAATTTTTCGGATTCAAAACACCAAATGAATTATTTTGGAACTGGCAATTTACTGATAATATGTTGGATGAAACAACTCGTTCATATAATAAAGCTATAACTGTATTTGATAAAACATTTTTAAAACCATATGATAAAGCTGAATAATTTAGAACAATTTTTGGTATCTAATATATTGATAAACGAATCAACCCGTATAGATCATGCCGAAGATTTAATTTTTTGGGAAGGATCAAAAGGAGCAATTCGTTCCATTAAAAGTTTTATTGAACTAGAACAAGGGGGGTATAAAAATGTCACATTGAAATGGGATGGTTCTCCTGCAGTTGTATTTGGTAGAAATGACGAAGGTAAATTCGTATTGACAGATAAAAGTGGATTTGTTGCCAAAGGTTATAATGGTAGACCAACTTCTCCGGACGAATTGGAACAAATGTTTTTGAATAGAGGTAAAAGTGTTAAAACTGACGAATATAGATTTTTCGTTCAAAATATGAAAAATGCATTTTCAATATTTGAATCCGCAGTTCCATCTACATTTAGAGGTTATTTTAAGGGAGATTTGTTATATTTTAATACTCCATTAATTGAAAATGGACGATATGTTTTCAAGCCAAATATTGTAACTTATTCAGTTGATATCAATTCTGAATTAGGAATAAAGATTGCGCAAAGTAAAGCTGCAGTTGTAGTTCACAGAGAAGTGGATAGTTTTGGAAGTGAAACTGCAATTACAAATTATAATGTATTTCAAGGTAAACAATTATTAGTAATACCTCCAATATCTGTAAATAATCCACCAGATGTAAATGATAAAAGATTAAAAGATATTATACTTTATATAAATAAACATGCTAGAAATATAGATGATTTTATCAATCCTTCTAAATTAGCTAGCATGAAAATGACTAATTTCTCCGATATTTTATACAAATATTTGAACAGTAAAGTTGATACTGGATTAATGAATATCGGTGATGATTTTCTACAATGGATTGATCAAAGTAGTCTTACAGGAGCAATGAAAAAGAAGATTACTGATTATGTTAGTAGTAATCGTGACGGATTTGAATCTTTATGGAAAGTTGTTGTAGAAATAATGTCTGTAAAAGATGAAATCATCAATCAAATAGACAATCAAGATAGTGAAATTAAATCGTATATAGGAAATGAACCTGGAGGTGAGGGTTATGTATTCTCCCATCCAGAAGGTGATATTAAGTATGTTTCTCGTTCCAAATTCAGCGCTGCAAATAGAGCTGCACATAAACAACCTATCGATGAAGGTGGTTGGTTAAAACCAGAACTTACATCCAAGACAGTTTTATCACCTGACACAATTGAAAAATCAACTGAAAAGTTTAAAGATTTTTTAGCTGATTTGAATATGTTTTTAAGTAATATACCGTTGGCTCCAATTAAGGATTATCAAATATTGGGTTCAGCTGGTTATTATAAACAAGATCAACATGACAAAAAACAAATAACTTATGGTGATATTGATGTAATGGTTGTTATACCAATTGATTCAAAAGATGATGGGGCTGATATAAAGAAAGAATATATCAAGAATGTAATTAAATTTATTGAAACTAGTGGTCAAAATTACATTGATATTGAAAGTGCAAAGAGATCTGATGGTAAACAAATTATAATTAAAATTGAAGAAGATACTTGGGTTCAATTAGATTTATTGTATACTACAAAAATATATAAAGATTGGTTTGCTACTAGATTTACTCCAGAAAGAGGTATAAAAGGATTTACAATGGGTGGAATGTATTCTGCATTGGCAGAAGTTCTTAATATTAGAATTGGTGATACAGGTGTAAGAGCTAAATTTAAAGATGGTAAGATTGTATCTCCAATGTTAAGAAAAGATGTTATAGATAAATTGATATCCAATAGTCCTCGTACATTTTTAAGAGATTTGGCAGACTTTTTGGCTGAATTATTTAATAAAAAGATTACTGTTGTTGATCCAAATTTATCTGCACATAGTGGTGTAAATCCACAGGATGTTAAATTAAAAGATTTAACTACAGGTGTTTTAGGATTTGCAAAAACTCTTGATGCAAATGGTATTCTTTCTGATTTAGGATTTGATTATGCATCATTTATCAAAGCTATAAAAGACAAATATGCTGAAAAAATGATTGAACAATATTCAAAGAAAGAAAAGAAAGCAACTACTCCAGAAACTCAAGCATCTATTGATAAAATCAAAAAACATGCTGATTTGGGAAATAAAATCGTCAATGATATATTGAAAGAATTTCTAATTACTGAAGGTGGCAATGCAGTAGCTGCAAACAGTGATTTACCAAAACAATATTTAGATTCTACTGTAAAAAATGGATTAAAAATATGGAATCTTGATTCATTGAAATATGAAATTATCGGAAATAAATCAAAACCAGTGTTGGGGGATATTGATGTTGCAGTATCTACAGAACAATTAAATCAATTGCTTGGTGTCAATTATGATTATGATAAAAAGATGTTTTATGAAAAATTAAAACAACATATAGAAGCAAATGTTCCATCAAATGTTCCAACACCAGCTTATAAAATAAATACAGGATTAGATCAATTACACTTGAATGTACCTATCATAGATGAAAATGGTAATTCAGTAAAATCAACAACAATACCAAATGAAGATGGATATGTACAAATTGATTTGATGATTGGTGATTTAAATTTCATGATTAAGGCTTTATCTGGAGCACCAGAATCAAAATATAAAGCCGCATTAAGAAATATTCTATTAATGAATATTATGTCACATAGTTATGAACCTACCGAAGATCCAAATAAGATGAAGAGATATCAATTTAATTGGAAAAAAGGTCTTCAAAGTGCGGATGTTATAACAAATGTAAAGGGTAAACAAGAAAAACAAAATATAAAAACTGTTTATTCTGACATGGATGATATTGCTGAATTTTTATTTGGCAAAAGTGTAACATTTAATGACATTAACACTTTAGAAAAACTAATTAAATTAGTGAAAGGTAATACTTTTCGTTATAAAAACAAAAGAACTGAAATCTTAGATGATTTCAAAAAGGAATTGGATAGATTAAAAGTAAAGTTATGAAAAGAGCAACAGGAAAAAGCAATCTTGACATAGTTAAAGATTATGTTGACGGAAACCGTCCATTTATTCAAGTTGGTTATGATCCTAACTTGAATAACAGTAAAAGAAAAGAAGGTGAAGAATGGGAAGACGGTCAAGGAAATAAATGGGTTTGGAAAAATGGTACCAAAAGAAAAGTATCCAAACTAGGACAAATAAAAATTGATCAAAGATGTAGTATCTGTAATGCAGATATGAAATTTGGCAATTATTTAGATGATAGATTTTATCCCAAAACAGGCAAGTGTTATGATTGTAGCATTTCATTTGATAGCAAATTGAAATCATTGGGTGTATATGCAGATTATGAACGATATAAAATCTATAATAGTATGCTTTCTGAAATGAAAGATTTTAAGAAAAATATTACTGATAGTATTGAATATTTAGAAAAAAATCCAGAAGAAAAGTTACAATTTTTTAATGAAGATGGAAGTCAAGAATTCTGGACTGATAATACAAATCAAATACAAAAAGTATTGTCTGATCTAAAAGAAGATTTGAAAAATGTTGACGAAAATATTTCAAAGGCAAATGAAGAATTGGCCAAATTAAATTATAATTCTGAAATTGAAACTAAAGCCAGACAAATGGTTTTGGATAAATTAAATCAATGAGTACACCAAAAACACTTAAAGAAGTAATTAAAGAGGAATATAAGAAATGTCTTGTAGATCCAATTTACTTCATGAAAAAGTATGTTAAGATTCAACATCCTATTCGTGGAACTGTAAACTTTGATTTATATCCATTTCAAGAAGAAGCTTTAACAGACTTGGTTGAACATGATTTTAATATCATATTAAAGTCTAGACAAATGGGTATTAGTACATTAACCGCAGCATATAGTTTGTGGTTAATGGTATTTCACAAAGATAAAAATGTTCTTTGTATTAGTATTAATCAAGAAACATCTAAAGAAATTGTAACCCGTGTAAGATTTGCGAATGACAATCTTCCTTCTTGGTTAAAAGTAAAAGAACAAGAAGACAACAGATTAAGTTTAAGATTGACAAATGGTTCACAAATTAAAGCTGTTTCATCTGCCGGTACATCAGGTCGTTCTTCTGCATTGTCATTGTTGATTATTGACGAAGCTGCATTCATTGATAACATTGAAGAAATTTGGTTATCGGCTCAATATACATTAAGTACTGGTGGTAGAGCAATCATGTTAAGTACACCAAATGGTGTTGGTAATTTCTTTCATCAAACTTGGGTAAAGGCAGAAGCCAAGGAAAATAAATTTAATACAATTAGACTTCCATGGCATTTACATCCTGAAAGAGATCAAGCTTGGAGAGATAAACAAACCGAACTATCAGGTGTAAAAGGTGCAGCACAAGAATGTGATTGTGACTTTGCAACTACTGGTAATGGAATTGTTGATGTTGCCACAATTGATTTTTATAAACAAAGCAAGGTAAAAGATCCAATTGAAATGAGAGGATTGGATCATGGTTATTGGATATGGGAATATCCAGATTATAGTAGAAATTATATAGTTAGTGCTGACGTTGCTAGAGGTGATGGTGCGGATTATAGTGCATTTCAAGTTATTGATGTAGAGTCATTGACACAAGTTGCCGAATATAAAGGACAAATTGGTACTAAAGATTATGGTAACATGTTGGTAAGTGTTGCAACAGATTATAATAATGCTTTATTAATTGTAGAAAATGCGAATATTGGTTGGGCAGTTTTACAACAAATAATAGATAGACAATATCCAAATACGTTCTATAGTAGTGCAGATCTACAATATGTAGACGTAGAAAGACAATTGACGAATAAAGTTAATAGAGATGAAAAGAAGATGATTCCTGGCTTTACTAATAGTCAAAAAACTAGACCATTATTAATTTCAAAGTTAGAAACTTATTTTAGAGAAAGATCAGTAGAAGTAAGATCGCTTAGATTTTTGGATGAATTGTCCGTGTTTATTTGGGACGGTAATAAAGTAGCTGCAATGAAAGGTTATAATGATGACTTGGTAATGGCAATGAGCATCGGATTATGGGTAAGAGATACAGCATTAAAGTTAAGACAACAAAGTATGGATTTAAATAGATCAATGTTGGGTGGTATTACAAGAATTGGTGGTTCTCAAAACATTTATAAAGCACAATCAATTAATAGTAAAGAAGCATGGCAAATGTCAGTTGGAAAAACTACAGATAAAAAAGAAAACCTAACTTGGTTATTGTAACATATTTATATATATAAAACTATGGCAAACGAAGAATTTCAAATATTAAAACAAAGATCTTTATATTCAAAATTAAAGAGACTTTTCTCTACTGATGCGGTAATCCGTAATATTGGTGGTAAAAAGTTAAAGGTAGTAGATACAGATGAAGTAATGTATGCTACAGACCGCAATACACTTAGAGATCGTTTTAATAGAATTAGAACATCTTCATATAATCAATATAGCAGAGATTTTACTTTAAGTTATCAAGCTGCTCGTATTGAACTATTTCGTGATTATGATACGATGGATATGGACCCAATCATTTCATCTGCATTGGATATTTACGCTGATGAAAGTGTAACTAAAAATGAATTGGGTGAAATTCTTATAATTCATTCAAGTAATGATAACATTAAACAAATTCTTTATAATTTGTTCTATGATATTCTTAATATTGAATTTAATATGTGGAGTTGGACTAGAAATCTTGTAAAGTACGGCGATTTCTATTTGAAAATGTATATTAGTCCAGAATATGGTGTATACATGGTAGAACCTATTAGTGCATACAATGTTACCCGTGTAGAAAATAGTGATTTAACAAACAAAAACTATGTTAAATTCCAAATCAATTTACCAGAAGGTGGCAGATTAGAAGAATTGGAAAACTATCAAGTTGCACATTTTAGAATGTTGAGTGATAGTAATTTTATTCCTTATGGTAAGAGCATCATTGAAGGTGGTAGAAGAGTTTGGAAACAATTATCATTGATGGAAGATGCAATGTTAATTCATCGTGTAATGCGTGCTCCCGAAAAGAGAATTTTTAAAGTTGACGTTGGTAATATTCCGCCTTCTGAAGTGGATCAATATATGCAAAGATTGATGGACAAGATGAAAAAAGTCCCATATATTGATGAAAAAACTGGTGATTATAATCTTCGTTTTAATCTACAGAACATGGTAGAAGACTTTTATTTGCCAGTTCGTGGTAGTGATAGTGGTACTAGTATTGAACCATTGAGTGGTATGGAATTCAATGGTATTGATGATATTGAATATCTTCGTAACAAGATGTTAGCTGCATTAAAGATTCCAAAGGCATTTTTGGGTTATGAAGAAGATTTGAGTGGTAAAGCAACACTTGCAAGTGAAGATGTAAGATTTGCTAAAACAGTAAACAGAGTACAAAGAATTTTGATTAGTGAATTGAACAAAATTGCAATGGTACATTTGTATGCGCAAGGATATAAAGATGCATCATTAGTTGATTTTACATTAGAATTAACAAATCCTTCAGTAATTTTTGAAAAAGAAAAGATTGCTATTTGGCAAGATAAAGTCAATCTTTCCAAAGACATGATGGAAACCAAATTATTTAGTAAGAAGTGGATATATGAAAATGTATTTAAGATTTCTGAAGAAGATGTTGATATTCAAAAGAATGACTTGGTAGAAGATGCAAAACAATCTTATAGATTTAAACAAATTGAAGATGAAGGTATTGATCCAGCCAAACCATTCAATAAAATCAAACCAGAAGAAGGTGGATCTAGTGGTGGAGGCGAACCTGAATCAGGTGGAGGCGAACCAGGAGCAGAAACTGGTGGAGGTGAAGGTGGTGCTGCACCAGAAGGTGGAAGTGAACCAGGTGGAGCAGAGGCCGGTGGCAGTGAAACTCCTGCATTAACTGAAAAATCTCTTAGAACATACAAAAGACCTTCACAAAAAGGATCACATAAAAAGAGAAAAGATATTACCTTTGGATATGATCCATTAGGAAGCAAAGAAAATGTATCACAGTCACAAACAGATCCAATTAGACAAGGTTCAAAAACCAAATCTCCATTGAGTTTAGAGGGTTTAAATGACTTCTTAAAAACTACTTCTCAAATCAAAAGTGAACTTTTAAATGAAACAAAAAGTCTATCAATGTTAGACGAAAAAAATATTATTGAATAATCCATGTAAATAGTATATTAAAAATGATTTTTACTATAAATTTACTATATTTATAAAATAACGAAGATTAAATTATATGCACAAAGCTAAGCATTCAAAGTTTAGAAACACAGGAATATTGTTTGAATTGCTCACTCGACAAGTGACATCAGATATTTTGTCTGGAAAAGACGAATCTTTTGCCAAGAATATTCTATTCAAATACTTTTCTGAAAATAAAGAATTAGGCAAAGAGTTACAATTGTATAACTTTTTAGTCAACGAAGTTGCAAAAGACGAAACGCAAGCTGAAAAGTATATTGAAATAGTATTAAAACAAAGAGACAAATTAAATCAAAAGTCATTAACATCTGAAAAATATAATTTAATCAAAGAAATCAAAGATGTTTATCCAATTAATGACTTATTTAAGTCTAGTATTAAAAATTATAAAGTCTTAGCTTCAATATATAAAATTTTTGAAAATCATAGTGATAAAAACTCAAAGTTTGATGTAAAAGAAATTGTTACATCCAGAACTTGTATTGTTGAAAATTTATGTGGCATTAAAAAAGTTACTAAAGAAACTGAAGACGAAATGATTAATGTTTATAAACAACAAAATGAAGAAGTTCGTCTTTTGAGTTATAAGATATTGGTAGAATCTTTAAATGAAAAGTATAAAGATTTAGATTCAAATCAAAAGAATTTATTGAAAGAATATATCAATAGTATAAGCAATACAAATTCATTGAAAACATTAATTGACAATGAAGTTTCTAATGTTAAGAAACAATTGACTGAATTAACCAATAAAATTTCAGATGATGTCATTAAGATCAAGATTAATGAAACTGTAAAACAACTTGATAATGTTAAAAAATTTAATCTCGTTAAAGACAATCAAGTAATGGTTCTATTGTTATCATATGAATTGATAAAAGAAATCAAGAATCAACTTTAATATGAACGAAACAAAAGAAATTATTAAGTCAGATGAATCTTTGAAACAAAAAATCAAAGAATTAATTAAACAAGTAATGGATGAAATCACTACAACTGGTGCAGTTGGTGCTATTTCTGTTCCAAATTGGGTTTCTAAAAGTAAGAAAGGTAGAGCAGATTTAGGTACTGTTCTAGGATATACTCTAGCAAAACCAGTTAATGAAGCCGCTGATCCTACTGAACAACCTTCACAACAAGGTAATCAAGGACAAGGACAACAAGATCCAAATGTATATGATGCTAAGTTTGATTTGACAGATTTTGAAAGTAGAGTATCACAATCCACTCTACAAAATAAGGGAAATTTTCAAAACAAAATATTGAGCAAAATTGGAAATAAACAAGTTCAATTAAGAGCATCAAAAGGATATGGTCAACCAGAAAAAGATTATATAGTAAATGTTTCTGGTGTAAGTATTGATTTTTATTATGAAAAATATGTAATAATAATCAAAGGTAGAGAACAAGGTAAACAAAAGGAAAGTGAATACTTTGTCAAACCACCATATCAAATCAAAATTTTAGGTAATGCAGTTGTTACGCCTTCTGCAAAGAAGAAACAACAACAAGCTCCAGCAACACCAGTTGCTCCTGTTGTACCAACAAACACTGCAACAAAAGGAGTATAACATATATGAATAAAAAACTATTAGTAGATTGTATAACATTTGATGTAGATAAATCTGTACTTAAAGAAGCAATGTCCAAAGGTGGGCCATTGGTTGTACAAGGTGTTCTACAAAGAGCCGAAGCTAAAAATCAAAATGGTAGAGTTTACGGTAAAGAAATTTTAGAAAGAGAAGCTCAAAAATATGATGAAAATTTCATCAGAGAAAGAAGAGCACTTGGTGAATTAGATCATCCAGATAGTAGCGTTGTTAATTTAAAGAATGTTAGTCATAATGTAAAAAGAATGTATTGGAATGGTAATGATTTGATGGGTGAAGTGGAAATTTTAACTACACCAAGCGGTAATATTTTAAAAGAATTGCTCAATTGTGGTATTAAGTTGGGTATTAGTTCCAGAGGAATGGGTAGTGTTAAAAAGAATGTACATGAAGGTACTGATGAAGTTCAAGACGATTTTGAATTAATTGCATTTGACTTTGTTAGCAATCCATCTACTAAAGGTGCATTTATGTTTCCATCTGGAGAACAATCTTTACAAGAAGGAGTTGTAAAAAATCCGTTAACAAACAAATGGGAAAAAGTAGAAGATTTAATTCGTGATATATTAGGTGAAATTAAATGATATGAATCATAAAGTTAATGAAGCAACATCAGATATGTTTAGAGCAAATCTATCAAGATTTGGTCAAGGAATTAAAAATGTATTGGGCGCCGGAAATGTAACAACTGATAGTAAAGATAAAGGAGTAGAAACATTATTTTTAAGATTCAAAGACAAATTTGAAAAAATCACACCATCAGCAGTTACATCACCAACATTAACTACACCATCAGGTTCAGTTGTAACACCTAGTTCTACAACATCCTCAGTTACACCAACAACAACGCCTACTAGTTCATCAGCAACAACATCAGTTACTGGTTCCACATCACCTAGTGGTTCATCTGCAACAACATCGTCTGTTGTTGGATCTGCCGAATCTAGAGAATATATTACTACTCCTAAAAATTTAAATACAGATTTAGTAAAAATTTTTCAACAACCAAAATCGGATAATATAACAATTAATAGTGGTTATACAGCTGCATATAAAATATCTCCTATTTTATTTGTTACTAGTTCTACTTTTAAAGGTAATCTTGATGTTTCAGGTTTAGTAAATAATAATGTAATAGATAAAAAATATATTGGAACTGAATCAAGAGGTCAATTTTTAGAATATTGGATTAAACCTGAATTTTTGAATGCTTATTCAACTATATCTGCATCAATAAATAATTCAGTAAGTTATAAAACATTATATTCTGATTCAATTTCTACTGTGGCAAATAAAGATGCGGGTACTTCTTATAGTGCAACTTTAATAATTAATCCTGCAAGAAGATCTGTAATTCCTGAAAGAATAATTAAGGAAGCATTAAATTCTGAACAATCTGAATTATACTTGGATTTTCTCAAAGATTTGAGTTGGTATTTTAAGATACAACCAAATCCAGACATGTCAAATTATAATCCAGAAAATGTTCTTAACTGGATGAAAAGACAAGGAGAAAGATTTAAATATATTGTTGATTATATAGATCAAAAAGTTGTAGGTACAACTACTCCAACCGCAGAACCTGTATCTGGTTCCGCTGCAGATGGTTTAACAAACGAATTAAAAGCCAAATTGGATGAATATATTACGGACGAATTTTTAAGAGGTTTAACTATAATTTATCCTGAAAAAATATTAAATTCAAAGTTAAATGATAATTCTAATACTAGATTACCAAATGATTCAAAAACATTAATGGCATTTAAAATTGATAATGATAATATTACATCATATAAAATCAAATGTAATATGAAAAATAGAATTAGATTTGAATTTTCTTTAAATTCTAATGCATTAAAATCGGAAGAACCTAAATTGTTTACTGAGATTAAATTGATTGAAGTAAATAAATTGGGAATGTTATTTAAACGTAAACTAATCAATACTTTAGCAATAGAGTTTTCTAAAAATTCTACATTATCCGGTGGTAAAAATGTAACCGAATTAAATCAATTAATTTCAAATTATTTATCTCCAAAAATTGACGATGCGATTGGTAAAATGATCAAGAGCATATTTTTAACACTTAAAAATATAATACAAGTCAATAATAGAATTAATGATGTAATCTTTATTGGTATAAATAAAAACCAAATAAAATTTATAAAAGATAAGATTATACCAGAAAATAAACTATTTGAATCTATTAATAGTAAAAACAAGAACATTTTCAAATTAAGATAATATTTATATCATATGATTAAATTAACTGAAATAGCAGAAGCTTTAGGTATTACACAACAACCACAATCACCTCCAGTATCACCACAAGTTGTTGGTGAATCTCCTGCAGCAGTAAAGACTCTTACTAAGGAAGAAAAGAAAGCTCTTTACGAATTGGTGCATAATTATAATGAATATGGAAAAGTTCTTTATGAATATCATCAATTGATGAAAATTGCAGAAAATATTGATAAGATATCACAATATGCTGAAACATATGCATTAAATGAATGTGGTGATTGGATGCAGGAAAATACTGCGATTCGTCACTTCAAAGAATTAAAGAAAATGTCTGAAGCGTTTAAGAAAAATGCTTCTAAATGTCAACAACAAAATAACGAAATGGTTAGCCTATATGAAGATATGGGTAACATTTTAGAAAAATATTTTGAAATTAAGAGTCATTAAAACATTATAAATAGAAATGAAAAACCCCACTGTAAAAAGTGGGGTTTATTTTTTAAATTTCTGTTGAACCAAGTTCATCTATTTTATTTAACATATCACTGAATGTTTTGAATAAGTGTTTGGTATCATTTATTATTAAAACATAAGCATCATCTGTCTTATATACTTTATAAGTAAAATCATCCATGTGATTTTGATTTCTTACTTTTAGTACCATTCTGGCATCGCCTTCGGGTTCAAAACCCATTCCAATTAACATATCAATTTCTTTCCATTCCCATCCATTTGGATGATCTATATCATCCAATTTATATTCTTTTTCTCCACTTTCTTTTTTTAAGAATGATTTTAAATGTGTCATAATTAATTATTAATTTTAATTGCGTCTTTTATGAAACTATATAATTTATTTTTTATTTCTCCTTCACCAGTATCATTAGTAATTGGATCGGATAACTTATAACGAATTTCTGCTGAAGGTTTATCAAAGTCTTCTTCATTTTGATATTCAGTATACCATACACCATATTTGAAAGAATTCTTGGTGTCATCTTCTTCGTTTGTTAATTTCTTAATTACAAACTTAATTGTATTTTCATTGAATTCTTTATCAAAACTCAATTCCATACCAGATCCAGCATTTTTGTTGTTGACTGGACCTGTTACTTCTGCAATTTTTGCAACTTCATATGGTTTAAAATCAAGTCCCTGATTTTTATTTAATTCATCTCTAAACTTAACATTCTTTTTGTTTAGTTCAGCGGTTTCATTGATTACATTTGCGAATGATCTACGAAATATTTCTTTCAATTTTGTTCGTATTTCGTTCTTTTTTGCATCTGGTACATTTGCATATAATGCACGTAAATATCTTTGAACATCACCGTCAGTACATCCAAGTTTTTTACCAGTTTCTTTGTTGTAAATACATTTACCTTTTATTTTATATGGCATAATACAATAAATATCAAGATTTTTTATTACTTTCAATTTTTTATTTATATTTATTCAACAGTAATACGACATTTCCTTTGTCGCAACATATAATTAATTAATCTTCATTGAAGTTCAAATCCTCAATAACTTCACACAAATAAGGAAAATAAATATGTCAAATCTATTAAAAGAAGCTATTGCTGACGCTAAGGCTGTACGTGCTACAGCACTTGCAAATGCAAAAGCAGCGTTGGAAGAAGCATTCCAACCAAAGTTAGAAGCTATGTTAGCCGAAAAATTAAAAAACGAAATTGCAACCGATGAAAACGTTCACAGTTCCGAAATCGGAAAAGGAAAGGGCGTTGATTCATTTAAAACTCAATCTTCTACAAAAGATCCTCAAGGATCAGATAACGATATGGTATCTTTAGAAGAAGAATCCGTTGAAATCACTGATGAAGAATTGAATGAAATTCTTGCAGAACTAGAAGGTGAATTGGATGAAGCAGGTCAAGTTGATCCAAATGTTCCAGCTGCACCAGCTCCTGCTCCAGTTGAACCAACCGCAGTAGCACCTGCTCCAGTAGCACCAGTTGATCCAATGGCCGCTCCAGTTGCACCTGCTCCAGTTGATCCAATGGCTGCAGCACCAGCTCCTGCTCCAGTAGCCGAAGAAACTGAAGGAGATGAAGTAGTTGATCTACAAGAACTTCTTGATTCTTTGAACGAAGAAGAAACCGAAGAAGAAGAAGAAGAAATGGAAGAATCTATCGTCAATGAAGAAAAGGAAGAAAAAGAAGAAGACGAAAAAGAAGAAAAAGTAGATGAAAAGATTGAAGATGAAAAGGTTGACGAATCTCTTCAAGCTGAATTGAACGAAGCTATGGCTACTGTTCAATATCTACGTGATCAACTAAACGAAGTTAATTTGTTGAATGCAAAGTTGCTATATACAAATAAACTATTTAACAGCTTTAACCTAGACCAAAAGCAAAAACTTAAGGTCGTGGAAACATTCGACTTGGCTAAGTCCATCCGTGAAGTCAAGTTGAGTTATACTATTTTGTCCGAATCATATAGTTTAGGTGGATCAGTTGTCAAGAAAACCAATACAACTGTAAAAACAATCACCGAAGGTTTGGCAAGTAAACCAGTTGCATCAACAGCTCCTGCAAAGGAATTGATTGTAGAAAACAGCAACGTGATGGCTTCAAGATTCCAAAAGCTCGCCGGAATTAAGAAGTAAAAGTTAAATTAAGGTGAGTAAAAACTAACTATAAAATAAATTCAAATTATGAGTGATATTAAATCATTATTGACAAACAATATGAATCCACAGGCTAAGTTGATGACTGAAACTCGTGGATTGCAAAGCAAATGGGACAAGACTGGTCTTCTTGAAGGACTAGAAGGTGTTGATAAAGCACACATGTCCATCTTGCTTGAAAACCAAGCACAACAATTGTTGAACGAAGCTACCGCTACTGGTACTTCTGCTAACAGTGAACAATGGGCTGGCGTTGCTCTTCCATTGGTTCGCCGTGTATTCGCTGAAATTTCCGCTAAGGAATTCGTTTCAGTTCAACCAATGAATCTACCATCCGGTCTAATCTTCTATCTAGACTTCAAGTATGGTACAACCCGTGGTGGTCTTCCAGGCCAAAACGCATATAACGGTCAATCACTATTCGGTGGTAACGGACTAAAGCTTGGTTCTACCGATGCAGCTGTAAACGGTCTATACGGTGTTGGTCGTTATGCTTATACCGAAAACTATACATCATCTGTACTAAGTTTCACTACTGGATCAGTAACTCTATCTGATCTTGACTTTGATTCTCAATACAGTTCAAGCACAACCGCTTTCGTAGGTAAGAAAATTACCGTTGATATCGGTGACAACAGTGGTGGTAGAATTGATTTGAACGCAGTAAGAAGCTTTGCTTTTAGTGGTTCAGGTATCAATCCATCAAACATTGTAAATGAATTGACCAAGGTATATAACACTGGTTCTTTGGCATCCCCATACTACAGAATCCAATTCATCAACACAAGTTCACAAGCACCAACTCCAGGTACCGCTACCTTGACCTATACAGTACAACCTACTGATAGTACCCGTGGTGACTTTGAAGATAAAGATCCATTCAAGGGTTCTGGATCTGGTACAGGTATTGATGACGGTACTGATATCAATATCCCAGAAGTTAACTTGGAACTTAAGAGCGAACCTATCGTTGCTAAGACTCGTAAGTTAAAGGCAGTCTGGACCCCAGAATTGGCTCAAGACTTGAATGCTTACCACAGCATTGATGCAGAAGCAGAATTGACTGCTCTCTTGAGTGAATACGTATCAATGGAAATTGATCTTGAAATCATGGACATGTTGATCAATGCTGCTCCATCTTTGACAACTGAAGCATGGTCTGCCGTAATCGGTAAGGATATCATCAAGGGTGCAAATGACTCAAACGGTCTTCCAACCTTCACTGTAGATACCGCCGCAGCAAACAAGACTGCTTACGTAAAGAGCACTTGGTTCCAAACTCTTGGTAACAAGATCCAAAAGGTCTCTAACAAGATTCATCAATTGACTCTACGTGGTGGTGCAAACTTCCTAGTAGTTGGACCAGACGTAGCAACCATCTTGGAATCAATCCCAGGATATGTTGTTAACACTGACGGTGATAGTGCTAAGTTCGCAATGGGTGTAAGTCGTGTTGGTAGCTTCGCAAGTCGCTTCCAAGTCTACAAGAACCCATATATGCAAGAAAACACCATCTTGATGGGCTTCCGTGGAAATAACTTCCTAGAAACCGGTGCAGTATATGCTCCATACATCCCACTAGTACAAACTCCATTGGTATACGATCCAGTCAACTTTACTCCACGTAGAGGTGTATTGACTCGTTATGCTAAGAAAGTTGTTCGCCCAGAATTCTACGGCAAGATATATGTTTCCGACTTAGATCAAATCTAATTCATATTAACATAGTTTAATCAATAACCCTCACAGTAAAATGTGAGGGTTTTTTATTGCGTTTTTATTAAAATTCAAGATATTTATGGTAAGGTATGAAAATAGGTATTTACAAAATTACAAATTTAAAAAACGGAAAATTTTACATCGGTTCATCAAAAGATATAGACAGAAGATGGTGGGAACATATAAATGAATTAAATAAAAATATTCACATAAATAAAAAATTACAAAATTCATGGAATTTTTACGGCAAAGATAATTTTAAATTTGAAGTAATTGAAGAATTAAATGATGAACAAATATTATTGGAAAGAGAACAGTATTATTTAGATACATTTCAACCTTATAGAAACAATATTGGTTATAATATTGCATTAAGTTCTTCAGGAGGGGATAATTTTACACATAATCCAAATAAAGAAACTATAAGACAACAATTATCTGAAATGTATTCGGGAGAAAATAATCCTATGTTTGGAAAAAAACATAATAATGATAGTATTATAATTCAAAAACAAAAAGCATTAGGTAGATTTACTTTAAATTGGTTTGTTGAAAAATATGGAATTGAAATTGGAACTATAAAATATGAAGAGAGGAGAAATAACTTATCTTCAAGAAAAATAAATTACTCTTATGATAATAATAAAACAGGTAAAAAACAAGGTCCAATGAATGAAAACAGAAAAACAAACATATCCGTTTCAAAAAATAATATTAAAAAAATAAAACATGAATTATATCAAGACATATTATCCAATCAATATACAATTAAAGAACTTTCAATTAAATATAATTTGAGTGGAACTACTATAAAATATCACAAACGAAAGATAAAATTATAGCATATTTATATTATATGATAAATTTAACTGATATAGTGGATGAAATTTTAGAAAAAAGTGAACCAATGAAGTTGGTTAAAGATGTTCAAATAAGCGAACAATTAAAATATCATTTGGATAGAAAACTTACATTAGAAGAAAATATATTTAGAATTTATAGTGAAGGATATTTTAAACTAGTAAATGAAGTTCGTAGTTTATACAACGATGATGCAATTGAATTAAATGATGATGATGTAGATATTGTAGAAAGTGATTTAGGAATTAAAGCAATATATGAAGGTATAGAAGTTTATTTAGATGCGCCAATTGAATTGGATGAAGATGAATACATTAATGAAGTCAAACACAGAGGCAGAACTGTACATCTTAATAGACCATTTAGAACGCCAGGAGGACCAAAGAAATTTGCAGTATATGTAAGAGGTAAGAATGGTAATATCAAGAAAGTTACATTTGGTGATCCTAAAATGAGAATAAGAGCTAGTAGTAAAGCTCGTAGAAAAAGTTTCAGAGCTAGACACAGATGTAGTCAAAAGAAAGATAGAACTACAGCCGGATATTGGAGTTGCAGAAGTCATAGAATCAAATCTTTAGGTACCAAGAGTAAGGGTAAATATTGGTAATCTATGGAATTTCCATTTAAAGAAACACATTTACAAGACAATTTATATCTAAGAGAATTTGAAGAAAATGTAGATATAGATGATTTGGAATGGCACAGAGATAGAGAAGATAGAATTGTAGAAATAATTGGTACAACGGATTGGCAATTACAAATGGATAATGAATTGCCAAAAACTATGTCTGATAAACTTTTTATACCAAAAGAAGTTTGGCATAGAATTATTAGAGGAAATGGTGATTTAAAAGTTAGAATAACTAAATTATAATATATTTATAAACAATGAGTGCTAATTTAGATCAAGATAGAGTAAGATGGCCAGGAAGTGGTAGTGCTGTAACAACAGGCAGTATACCATTTGGATTTTACTTAAACGAATCATATTTAAGTGGCAGTGTTGGTTATTTTGAATATGACTGTGAAAAGAGTGCAGAATGGGCTGCGAAAAGAATGGGATATCCAATCATTGATATTGAATTGATTGATGTAAATTTTTATGCTGCGTTTGAAGAAGCCGTCAATGAATATGGTGCTCAAGTAAATCAATTTAATATTAGAAATAATTTATTAAATTTACAAGGATTAAGTACCGCAGATAATCCTAATATCACAGCTAAAAATGTTACTGGAACAGGATTACCATATATTATTCAATTAACAAAAGGGTATGGTAGTGAAGTTGGTATTGGCGGATATGTTGATATCAAAAAAGTTCCTATACATTTGAGTGCAAGTCAACAAACATATGATTTGCAAGATTTAATTGGAAACGATATTGAAAGTGGTAGCAGAGTTGAAATTAGAAGAGTGTTTCACGGTCCTACGCCTGCATTTGCTCGTATTTATGATCCATTCAGTATGACTGGTATGAGTTATAGCAATGTGTTGAATGAAATGGGATTTGCTGGATATAGTCCTGCTACACAATTTTTAATGACACCAATCTTTGAAGATTTATTGAGAGGTCAAGCAATTGAATTTAATGACATGGTGCGTAAAAGTGCATATAGTTTTGAAATTGTCAATAATAAATTAAAGATATTTCCTATTCCAACACATAACCACAAAATTTATGTTGAATATGTTGTTGAGAAAGATAAATTTAGTAATGCGAATACATTTAGTAGTGGAAGTAATTATGATGTAGTTAGTGATTACAGTAATGTTCCGTATCAAAATGTAGTTTACTACAAATTAAATGCGGTTGGAAAACAATGGGTTAAGAAATATTTCTTGGCATTGTGTAAAGAAAATCTTGGTTTAATAAGACAAAAATATAGTACGATTCCAATTCCTGGTGGAGAAGTAACATTAGATGGTTCTGAATTGAGAAGTGAAGCTTCTGCAGAAAAAGAAACATTGATAACTCAATTGAGAGAAAATCTTGAAGCAACTAGTCGTAAAGCACAAATGGAAGCCAAAGCAGATGAAACTGAAAAGATGACATCAATCATGAAAACAGTTCCATTATTAATTTACATTGGTGTTTTAGTATTTGGTTTTATATTAATATTTCATGATAAACCCATGTCTTATTTGCAACATTTCATTTAATAATAAAATAGTATGGCATTATTTGGAAGATATTTTAGTCAACGAGACATTAATTTGGTAAATCAATTTAATGCCGAATTAATGCGTGATATTATTGAAACACTTGTTGTTTTATTTAAGATTGCACCAAATGAAACCAATACAAACATTTATGGTGAAGCAGTTGCAGCTGAAGGAAAAAGTTTTTACTCTGGTGTAGAATTGAGTAGTTTGATTGATCGTGGTGATATTACTACAGATGATGAAGGATTTGGACCTGATAGAGATCAAACTGTTGTATTTAAATTCAGAGAATTAGCATTAAAAGATGCAAGTTTTTATCCTGAAGTTGGCGATTTGATATTATTCAATGATCGTTATCATGAAGTTGATAATGTTGTACAAGAACAATTTTTAGGTGGTCAGTCAAATAAATCGCATAGTATAATCTGTAACAGTCATTATACTAAGTTGAGCAAGATTAATTTAGTTAACCGTCAATATTAATTATGTGGGAAGGTAATAAAAACAATCCAGTACCAACAAATAACAATGTTGAAAAGAACAATCCTATTGTATCTAATGTAAGAAATATTGCGTTGGATACCAGAAGAGATGAAGATCCAAAGAAAAACTTTACTGTTAGTTTATTGGATGTTGATACTGCATTGATTAGTTATATACAAAATGTTATTAATCCTACTGTAATTGACGCAGGTGAAAATATAAAAGTACCAATTATATATGGTAATCCTGAAAAATGGTATGCAGCAAAAGCACAAGGTGCATTAAGAGATCAACAAGGTAAATTACAAATACCATTGATAATGGTTAAAAGAACATCATTTGCGAAAGATGAAGGTTATCAAACATTTAATCGTTATTTGAGTTATCCAGTAATGACTAAGTTCAATGAAAAGAACAAATACGATAAGTTCAATTTATTAAATAAGACTGTTGCACCTACCAATCAAATATTTGCAGTAACAATGCCTGATCATATCAAGGCAGAATATGAGTTTATTGTATGGACTGAATATGTTGAACAAAATAATGCAATATTAGAAAAAATTAACTTTGCAGAAGGAGATTATTGGGGCGATAAACAAAGATTTAACTTTAGAGTTAAAATTGATAATTACACCAATACGATTGAATCAAGTGGTGAAAAAGATAGAATGGTGAGAAGTACATTTACTTTAACTACCAATGCTTATTTGTTGCCAGAATCTTTTGAAGATAGAAAACAAACTGTTCAAAGATTATTGACGCCAAAACAAGTAAAATTAACAGCAGAAATTGTTAGCAGTGCTCAAATGGATGCGGTTAATAAGAAGGTTAAGGAAAATACTTATAGTAACAAAGGAAATCCATATTATAGTATCAATCCTCTAGTTGAAAATGATAGTGAATGGAGATTTCCTAAAGCTACAATTGCAACGGAAAAATCTACTACTGCTGCAGGTGAAGCAGTTACTACGATCAGACAAAGTTATGCTGCTTTAATTCAACAAACGATAAATTTAACGGTTACAGGTTCACAAGAAGTAACTATTTGGCACGATGTTCCAAACACACCAAATGATTATGGTGAACCTGGTTGGATGGCATATGATGGTGATTATCATTACATTTATGCCGGTGGAAGATGGTTGAGACAATCCATTGCAGATTGGATTGCTTAATAATACGAAATATACATATAATTAATTTTATATTTATATTTATAACTAGATAAACAGACAATCATATGCCATACCCCAATTCAAATGTATTAAATATAGTAATTCCTCAAACATCTGCATCAATTGACGGTCTAAGTACACAAGCACCATTTGTTGAAAGAATTATTAGCGGTTCTAGACTTGTATTACAAACAGATACTACAGGAACACTAATTGGTAGTTCGGATTTAAATGTAAATAATATTACCGCAAGCAACATTAGTGCGAGCGGATTTATTAGTGCGAGCAATTTAAGAGTTGAAAATAGTATTGTTGATGGCGGTACTTTAACAGTTTTGGGAAACACCGTATTGGGTGATACAGTGAGTGATACTACACAAATTACAGGCTCAACATCATTGAGTGGAAGTTTTTCGGTAGTAGGTACATCAACATTTAATGGTTTAGTTAGTGCAAGTAGAATTGTTGCTTCAGAAATTACTGCAAGTAGTGAATTGTTTGTGGGTACTGGTACAGCTTTTAGAACATATGGTGAAGCATTTGCACCTGAAAATTTAGCAAGATTGTATGTAAGTGGTAGTGTAAGTATAACATCAAAATATGCTACATTAAATCTAGCAACTAGTGCTAGTGCTCCAGGAGCACAATCTTCAATTTTATTTTCCAGATTAGCAGATAGAAATCCTGGTTCTGGTCTAGAAACTGTTTTGGAACCAAGAATGCAATTGGGAACTGAATCTGGTTCTACAGATTTGAGAGTTTATGCTTATTATTCTGCCACCGATCCAGATACGATTGCACAATCAACTGGATCAAATATAGTTGCTGGTACTAGAGCTATATTTAAGCAAAGTGGTTATTTTGGTGTGGGTAATTTTATCAGTTATGGATCTGTTGGTGGAGCTAGTACGACATATGTATCTAGTTTACCAGGATATGCTGGTATTACAGGTCCTGATGCAATGTTGACAATATTACCAATGGATAGTGCTAGTTTTGGTACTGCTGCATCTAAACAATATAATAGAAACATATTGAACATAATGAATTATGATACTAGTTCAATTATGTTCATTTCCGGTTCTGATGGATATGTTTTGTTAGGCAGAAATACAACCGATGGTTTTAATAGATTACAAGTTGCAGGTAATGTTAGTGCAAGTGCATATACTGGTTCATCTGCTAACTTTACTAGTTTAGTTGCTACAAATCTTACATCAAGCAATATTAGTGCAAGTGGCAATATCAGTTCAAGTACATTAGTAGTTACTGGACCTGCTACATTTGGAAATATAATTATTAATAATATTACCGCTTCAAATATTAGTGCAAGTGGTAATATTAGTTCAAGTACTCTTTATGTTGTTAGCAATGCGACAATTAATGGTGATTTAAGAGTAAACGGTAATAGTATTTTAGGTGATTCTTTAAGTGATGTAAATACTTCTAGCGGAAGTTTGAGAGTATTAAATACAACAAATAATGATCAACTAACATATACAAATGGTGCATTGGTAGTAGATGGTGGTGTTGGAATTGGAAAAAATTTATTTGTCAGTGGATCTATGTTGGTTAACGGTGATTTTACTGTATTTGGCAGTTCTAGTGTAGTATATATCAGTTCAAGTACAGTAATCATTAATGATAATATCATTCAATTAAATGCATTTTTCCCATATGAACGATATGCTGGTTTTGAAGTATTTGATAGTGGTAGTAATCAAAGAAGTGCATCATTATTATGGGACGGTTTGAATGATAATTGGACTACAGTAGATCAAAATAATAGTGCAAGTAATATTATTATAGGTCCAACTGCTTCATTTGGTAGTGCAATTCCAAATTTAACTGTTAACAGATTAACAAAAGCATACGAAGGTAATGGTATTACCGATTCTTTAGTAAGTGATGACGGAACTACATTAAGATATACAGGAAATGTAATTAGTGCATCATCAATTACATCAAGTTATGGTACAGTAACTTATATTACTGGTGCATTGGTAACTTATGTTACTGGTTCATTTAATATTCTTCAAGTATCTACAGGAAGTAGTCCTGGTACTGGTCAAGTGCCAGGTACACCAACCGCAAATGGTTTTGTAGGACAAATAACAGTAGATAATAATTTTATCTATGTTTATACAGGTAATATTTGGAAGAGAGTTCCAATTTCAAATTGGGCACCATAAAACAATCAATAAAAGTGTAAATAAAGTGATAACCCAAGAAATAAACCTCTTGGGTTATTATATTTATATAAACATAAATAAAGTAATATTTATACAATATGCCTATAGGAACTGGAATAGTTTATAATGCTGGTGATTTAATTCTTAGTCAAGTAAGTGGATCAGGTACAGCATTTTTAGAAACAAAAATTGCTGCTGCTACCAGTTCTATAGTTTATTTTGATAGTAACGGTACAATTAATAGCGCATCACTAAATAGTATTACAGTTGGTACATCAAGTTATGTAAGTGGAAGTAGAAGTATAATTACAAATCTTACCGCAAGCAATATTAGTGCAAGTACAGTTACTGCTAGTTTATTTGGAACAAGTAGTTGGGCTAGTAATTCAATAAGTTCTAGTTATGCGTTAACGTCTAGCGTTGCAACAAGTGAAACATTAGGAACAGTCACTGGAAGAGGAGCCAGTACAGGTACACAAATTACAGTTTCTACTGCTACTGGCGGTACAATGTATACAGGTCGTAAAGCAGGTGCAGGTTATTCAGATAGTGTCAGTGGAGCCACATTCAAATCAATCACCGATAATCCAACTGGATCAGTAGCTACATCTTATGCATTTGCTGCATATTATAGTGGTTCTACTGGTTTAAATTCATTTTATGTATCTTCGAATGGTGACGGTTATTTTAGTGGTAGCGTTGGTATTGGAACAAGTTCACCCGTTTATAAATTGGATGTAAGTGGAAGTAGCAGATTTGGATTCACTTCAACAAATACCCATCAATTTACAGGCAGTGTAAGTTTTACAGATGGGTTATTTTTAACAAATATTACCGCAAGCAACATTAGTGCAAGTGCAACTGGTAGTTTTGGTATAGTTGGTATTGGTACTACACTTCCTGCTTATAAATTGGATGTAAATGGAAATGCAAATTTTACAAACGGATTTTATACAAATACAGATGCATCAAGTACTTCTTATTTTGTTGGTGCAAATGGTACTCGTCCAATAATATTTCAAAACAATACTGCTACATCATATGATTTTGGATTTAAATTTACAGATTCCAATACTTTTACAATCGTAGGTGGAAATACATTGGCAAATCCAACAAATGACTTGGTTTCATTTACATATGACGGAAAAGTTGGTATAGGAACAACTGTTCCTGGTTCATTATTGCAAGTTCATGCTGCTACAAACGGAAATAATTGGTCATGGTTTAATGGTAATGTTGGAGCCAATTTACCAACAGGGTTTACTACGGGCGTATCAATTGGAAGAAATTATAGTAACGGTATAAGCGAAGCAAATTTAATATGGGCACAAGGCATATCTTCAACTCAATATTTTGCAATAGGAAAAGTTTCTGGCAGCACATCATATTCAGAACAATTAAGAATTGATAGTAGTGGGAATGTCGGTATTAGTACAACAGGACCAAATACAAAATTACATGTTGTTGGTCAAACCTATATAAATAATATTGGCGCTTCTGCAACAAATCAATTAACATTGAATTCAAATGGTGCAAATTATGCACACTTTTATGATTTGGGTGCATCATTTAATTCTATTGCGATGGGTGCAGCTGCTACTCTTACTGCGGCACCAACTACGCCTATTATGACTTGGGCATTGAGTACAGGAAATGTAGGTATAGGTACAAGTAGTCCTGCTTATTTATTGGATGTAAGTGGAAGCAGCAGACACGGTTATAGATTGTCAGACAATCATTATTTTACTGGTAGTGTAAACATTAGCGGTTCAGTTACTGCAATATCATTTACAGGTTCATTGAGTGGCAGTGTATCCAATGCATTAACTGCTTCTTATTTGACTCCCGCAAATAGTTACACAATAACAAATCTTACCGCAAGCAATATCAGTGCAAGTGGTTATGTTAGTGCAAGTAGATTTTGGGGTGTAACAGGAACATTTACCAACATATCAAGTAGTGGACCAGTTGTTGTAAGTGGAAGCAATGCTTATATTCAATTGTTACCAGTAGGTGCGATATCAATTCCAAGCAATTTAAGCGCAAGTTACATTTATGTTAGCGGTAGTACAAACGATTTATATTTCACACAATATCAAGGACCATATACAAATACAACTCGTCTTCGTTGGTTAGAATCCAACATGTATACAGGTATATTATATGGTGGACAAATTAGTAGTACTCCCGGTTCAACTACATTCAATGTTAAAAGTGGTAGTGGTTTGATTGTATCAATGAATGCTACAACTGGTAGCGACCCATATCCAACAATTAAATTAATTGATTGGCCTGATTATAACAATCAACCAATAACAAATAGTGGTAGTGCTAAGATAACATATGTTGGTTTAGATAATACAGGTCAAATAGTACAACAAACAAATGCTTGGGGTAGTACCGATATAAATCAATGGGACACGCAAATTAATTTGGGTGTTGTATTGACATTGAGTGGCAGTGTAAGTACTGGTGTATTTAATAGTCCGCAGATTAGTTATGGATATCCACAAAAGACGGATGATTTTACTAGAGCATTTGGTCCATTAAAAATTAGTGGACATACATTGCAAGCAAGTGGAAGTGGATTATCAATACAAAAAACTGGTGGTGTATCATTTCGTGAAGGTGCAAATTATTACATCAATCCAAATCATCCATCCACTGTAGTAGAAAATGCAATAACTGCAAGCAAGATTTACAGATATTATCTGAGTGGCAGTACTCCTATAATTGATACTGGTGTTGGTAATGCTGGTTATACTACATTGGATATAACCAAGTACAATAACAATGGTGTATTGACTAATTTGGCTGGTAGTTATAATAATCAATTTACATTACAAAGAGTATTTTGGATACCTAACAGTCCAACCAATGCATTTATCGTATATTATGGTAATGCTGTATATAACACTTTACTTGACGCTATTAATGCGGTTGGTACAGAAGCATTTACGGAAGCACCTAATACTGCGTTGAATGCGATTCAATTGGCAACAATTGTAATTGAAGGTGATAGTACAAATTTGACGACAGCAAATAAGTGTACAATAGTTCAAGCTGGTTTGTTTAGAAGTGTTGGTGGTGTTGGTAGTGGTGGAACAACTCCTGTAGTAACTAGTCTTGACAGTTTGAGTGATGTTGCTATAACTGGTCCAAGTCAGGGTGATTTATTGACATATGGAAATGGAACGCAGTGGGTAAATAGCAAGACTTTGGTGGGAGCTTATACATTATCTGGTAGTTTAGTAACAAATGATGGAGTAAGTGTAAATACTCTTTCTGCGAGTGTAGTTAGTGCAAGTACTCTTATTGCAAACAATATAACATCTAGTGGAACAATAATTTATAAAAACGGTGTATTATTGGATTATACGTCATCTATTACACCTTCTACGATTAGTATAATATTACAAAATTTGACAGGAAGTTATAATGCTGCATTTTTTGATTATGCAGTTTTTAGTAGTAGTAATTCTAGAGCAGGCACAATAGTTAGTACATGGAATGGTGGGTCAATTGTATATAACGAAACGTGTACTACTGATATAGGAAATACTAATGCAATAACAATGAGTGTAGGTTTAAGTTCAGGTTATGTTCGGTTAGTTGTAAGTGGTTCGGGTGTAACTAATTGGAACATTAAAGCGGCTGGGAGATATATATAATAATAACAATAACATATTGTTGTTGTCCGGATAGTGAAGGATACAATAAATTATGCCAAACGAATTTTTAGTAAAAAACGGATTAATTAGTCAGGGAAATGTTACCGTAACAGGTAGCTTAACAACTTCCCAGGGAGATATAATTGTAAATTATAATTCTACCTCATCAAATAGTGTTTTTAGAACATTTGCAACGAACCATGCGGCTGGAAATAGAAATGCATCATTAGCGTTCGGATTGTATGATGGTGCTTTGACTGCAATGACAGTAGTTAATACTGCATCTAGCAATCCATCATTCAATTCACAATATATATCTTTTGCTACACATGAAGGAGGAATAAATGTAGGAGAAAGAATGCGTATTACTCCTCTTGGTAATGTTGGCATAGGTACAATAAATCCTACTGCAACTTTACAAATTGTTGGTTCGGTACTTGCTACATCATTTACAGGTTCATTAAGTGGTAGTATAACCAATGCATTAACAGCAAGTTATTTGACTACTGCAAATAGTTACACTATCACAAATCTTACCGCAAGCAATATTAGTGCTAGTGGTACAAGTATCTTTGGTAATGTTGGTATAGGTACTACAGGTCCAAGTTATAAATTGGATGTACAAAGAACATCTGATGGTACTATTGGATATTTTAGAAGAATTGGTGCTACAATCAATCCTGCATTAGGAATATATGCAAATGAAAGTGGTAATAGCGTAGGATTAAATACAGATTATGTAGGTGCAGTATCACCAGCAATCGCATTTTCAATTGCAACGGTTGAACAAATGCGTATTACGAATGTTGGAAATGTAGGTATAGGTACAAATAATCCTGCTTATAAATTGGATGTAAGTGGTTCTGTATTTGTAAGTGGTATTGGTACTAAATTCAGTGGACCTACATCTGAAGATGGATATAGATTAAAGTTTTATGATAACGGTGGTGTTACCAATGATCCTGGTATTGGTTTAGATGGTGGTGGGTTAGGTAGTGAAATATTATGGTTTAATGCTCTGCAGGGTTTTTATTGGTATGCTGGAACAAGTGGAGAAAAAATGCGTCTTACTAGTGCTGGCAATCTTGGTATAGGTACAAGTAGTCCCGGATCTAAATTACAAATAAACGATAACACTCCAGTTTTAACAATAAGAGCAAATGATGGTGGGACAAGTCGTAAAGCTTATATTGATTTTTATACTACATTTTTTAATTATCCATCTGATGTAGGTGCTAGAAGAACATCAACTATTGTTACAGGATTTGATAGTGGTGTATGGGGTACTGAATTTCTATCATTTAATGTTGGTAGTGGAAGTGCTAATGACGCAGCTCTTCTTCCAATTGAAAGAGTTAGAATTGACGGTTCTGGAAATCTTGGTGTTGGTACTTCTACTATAATAGGAAAATTACAAGTTAATTCCACATCTGCTCCGTATTATGGACCTGCCACAAGTTCCGCAACTGCAAATGGCATTTTTATATTAGGAAATACAACGGCTGATGTTGTAAATACATTTGGTGTAGATGCGAGTGCAACTGCGTATGCATGGATTCAACCAAGAAAAACAGGAACCGCCACTTATTATAGTTTAGCATTAAATCCAAACGGTGGAAATGTCGGTATAGGCACAACAGCTCCTGCTTATTTACTGGATGTAAGTGGTAGTAGTAGACATGGATATAGAACGGCTGATAATCACTATTTCACTGGAAGTGTAAATATAAGTGGTTCATTAAATGCTACTGCAAGTTGGGCAAACAACGCATTAACAGCAAGTAGTTTGGTTGCTGCAAATAGTTACACAATTACCAATCTTACCGCAAGCAATATTAGTGCAAGTTTGACGGGCAGTTTTGGTATAGTTGGTATAGGCACAACTGCTCCTGCGGAAAAATTGGATGTTCGTGGTGGTGCTATTGCAAACGGAAACGGAACCATTAAAACCGTTTTGAGTTATACAACAGAAGGGTTAGTTGGTACTTTATCAAACCATGCGTTGCTTCTTTACACAAACAATACTGAAAAAGCTAGAATTACTAGTGATGGTAATGTTGGTATAGGTACTACTAGTCCAAATAGTAAATTAGAAGTTGCTGGAACTGCTGGAACTGGAGTTGTATCCATACTTAATACTACAAACGGTCGTTCTGGTTCATTTGGTATAGATGGTAGTGGTGTATTTATTAGAAATTCAAGTGACGGTGATTATTTTGATTTAAAGAATGCTTCAGGAGTAGCTAGATTTAGAGTGATATATGATAATGCTACACATTTAACTACAAACTTTGTATCTATAGGAAATCTAAGTGCTACAGGTAGTAAATTGAGTGTATTTGGTAATACAAGTATAGGCAGTACATATGGTTCAACCGCAGCACCTACAAATGGATTAATTGTAGAAGGTAAAGTTGGTATTGGAACTACATCTTTAGTTACTGGATTTTTGGATGTAAGAAGTAATGCATCTAAAACTGCGACTGCAACAAATATAGTATTTTTTGGAAGTAATGATGCATCTAACCCATTAGGATTAGCAATAAATCACGAAAGTGCCAGCGGAATAAAAATGGTAGGATTGGTTGGAACTGAATATGGTGCATCTGGAAATAATATAAAAATTAATGAAACAGTTACGGTTCAATATAATGGCAGTGTAGGCATAGGCACAACTGCTCCTGCTGCTAAGTTAGAAATGGTTGGTGGGGAAATGGCTATAAAACTTGGTGCCAATACAACCAGTTCATTTCAATGGAAAAATAGTAGTGGTACAAAGATACAAGAAATAAGATACGATGACAGTGATGGCAGCATGACACTAGGTGGTATTGGTTCATATCCTATTAAATTCATTACTAGTACCACTGAAAAAGTTAGAATTGCTGGTGATGGTAATGTTGGTATAGGTACTACAATTCCTGGTGCTAAATTTGAAGTATTAACTTCTGCGGTAGGTTTGGCAAATCAACCAAATATTATTGGTAATTTTAGAGGAGATACCGATGGTCGTTCTTTGATTCGTGTAGATAATACTTCAACAAGTGCAGGAGCAGCTGCTTTACAAGCAGGTATATCTTTTGTTGCATATTCAAATGTTAGCAGTCAACCATCTGCCAACAAACATGAAGCTCAAATAATTTTAGGTTCTACAGGAGCTACAAGTGTTCCAGGAGGTCAAACAGGAACATTACAAATTATAGCACCTCAAGATATCGCATTTAATGTTAGTGCATCAAACATTATAATGACTGGTTCGTCGTATACTACATTTGGTTATAATGCGATGTATATAACCAGAGCAGGTAATATTGGTATTGGAACTACAAATCCATCATCAAGGTTGCATATTTCAGGTTCTAGTGCTACTGCAATAACAATTACAGATGATGTGTTGTATACTAATAGTATATCAAATGACAATTCGGTAATGACTTATACGGTGGATACTGGTAATGCTGCTGCTGCTTCAGC